TTTTTTTTAAACAATCCTATCCACAACCCATTAGCTAATGGAGAATTTATTAAAATGACTAAATTGGACAACCGTATTGGTTTACATACAGGCATTCCTAGTTTTGACAAACTGACTATTGAAAGTAATGGTCTGAATCTTAATCCTAATGCCAAGACAAAATTTAAAAAGGCAAAACGACAAAAAGTTTTGGACATTGATCCAAATCGACCCTATGTTAAAGCACGTGATGGTGAAGCTAAAGTTGTTGAACGTGTTGCACGAATCCCAGAAGAGTTCAAAGATCGCTTTACACAAGAAGAATGGGATGCTTTGAATGACTATACTTTCGAGTCTTTGGAATCAACTTATAAAACAATTAAGATGATGATCGAAGCTCCTACAAAAGCACTCAACGAATTGCTTACCCAAGATAAGAAATTCTTACCGTACATCCAAGAAAAAGAAAAACTGACTACAATGGTTGCCATGAATACAACCGACACTCGTAGTTTGGTTCGTGAGTTGAATTCTATTCGTAAACTTTACGAGAAGTTTGTTGATGAAAATGGTCATGTAAAACCAGAAGTTCCTGAGTTCGAACCATATATCATTGAGAAGATTATCGATATTAAAGCACGCTATTTGGTGTGCTCTAATCGAGTTCGTGCCATTACTGAACCATTGACCAAACATATTTCAGATTTCTTTACAGCCATGAAGTTTGGTTATTACTTGGATCACAAAGAAGAAGCACCTGATGATGTGAAAAAATTCTTTGCAGAATATTTACATCATTACACCAATACTACTCCTCCTACACAAGAGACTAACAAGGAAACTAGTCATGTCAATGAATAATGATATTAACGAAATCAAACAAGAAGATGTTGTTCCTTCTGAACAATCAGAAGGTGTATTGCATCTTAACGATACTGTAGAAGTATCTGAATCTTCTTTGGCTCCATCACTTCTCACTGAAGAAGATGATGTTTCTGAATTTAAACCTAAAGAAGAAACTGAAGAAAAACAAACTAACGATTACGACCATCTTGATGAAGATCTTCCTACGTTAGCAACTTACAATGCTGAAACTAAAAAAGAAGAATCTAAGAAAAAAGAACCAGTAGATCCTAAAAAAGAGTTTATTATGAAACTCTCTACCATTGTAGGTAATGATAAAGACGATCTTAAACTGTGGGTTCCTTCTGTAAAAGTAATCGATGAGAAAATTAGCCCAGCATCTAAAAATATTCTGCTTGATCCTAAACATCGTATCCTGATGGATATTAAAGAAGTAGATTATACAGATCCTAAACAAGCAGAAGATCTCATCAAGTCTATTTCTGTTCCAGCTGACTCTCCAGATGGAATGGTTCGTTACTTAGTTGAAAATCCATCTAACTTGGATGAATCGAATGCTACATTGTTAGTTCAGTCTATGTCTGATTCTCGTGAATTGATTTCTAACGATTATCGAATGACTGAGAAGATGATGAACGATGAAGATGTAGAACTTACCCAGGTAATTGGTATTAGCGCTGATCCATCTCAACGTATTCGTTCTCGTCGCGCGACTATTCCTAATAGTGGTGGTAATCTTACTGGCTTGAAAGCTAAAGCAGCAATCATGGATTCTCTGGGATTGTCTACTTATTTTACTCTGGTGTTACCTCACTCAGGTTTAGTGGCGATTATTTCTCCGCCAGTAGCATCTGAAATCATTGACTTCCAATACGTTTTGGATACTGCTAAGATTAATGTTGGTCGCACTATTGGTGGTTCTAACTACGGTACCGTAACATGGTACATTAATGATAAGTTGGTAGATTTGTTTATTAGTAAAATCTCTTATATCAACTTGAAAGATTCTTCTCCAGAGAATATTCGCGCTCTGTTGGATCCAATGGATATTCCTACTATTGCTTGGGGTCTCGCATGTACCATGTATCCTGATGGCTATATCTTTAACCGTACGGCTCTTCTGGACAATGGTAAAGCTGAACATGTGATGGGTCGTATCTGGTTGCCAGATATGGCGATCTACGCTAACTCTCGTCTGTCAGTACGTCAGAAACAACATCTGATTAAAGCAGAAAGCGTAGCGTCTTCTAATGAAGAAATCGAATCCTATCGTCGTGACTGGAAGAAAGAAGAAGATGTTGAAACGTTTGAACGTTTGATCTTCTCTCGCAAGATTGAAAAACGTGAAGGTACTTTTGTTCAGGAAACTTATATTGAGCTTGGTCAGAGTGACATGGCTCGTTATGTTGAACATGGTTCTGATTGGGATGTGTATATTAAAGATGCCATCTCTGAAACTCTGTCAATGACTTCTGATGAGAATATCCGTTCTCGTTACCTGTCTGATAAGATCCAAGCTACAGCATTACGTGAGTATTCTCACTTTATCCGTAAGATTCGAATCAACAAGTATTTCGAAGAAACCGGAAAATCAGAATCCTTGAGCAGTACAATCGATTCTCCTGAAACATTGATTGAAATCTTAAATGAGATTTCTAGTAATCAAGAGATTCGTAACAAGTTGATTGAAGCGGTTGTAGAGTACATCAATAAAAATGTAAAAGTTGTTTATGGTGTGCCTACTGTTTCTGAATACGAAGAGAAACACAACTCTTCTCCAGTAAGCAATAAGATTGTTCCAATTAATACTGTAATTGCTTTTTTTACGCTGACCGCTCGGATTTATCAAACACTCGCGACCAGATAAGCAATAGTGTTTCTACAATAGTAGAGGGGTCTATTAGAGACCCCTTATTTGGTATTTCTCAAGTTAGACGGGATGAAGTTTTCCCAGAAACCAAAGATACAGAAGAAGGTGAAGAAACCGTAACCATTAATGTAAATAATGAAGATTTTCTACGTGTAATTGTAAGTGGAGAAGCTAAACCCATTAAAGATGATGGTGAGAAGCATTTATCTTTATTATCGTTACATGATGCTTGTTATGGTTTAGATCATTATTCTGAATGTAGTATTGAGAAAGCCGATGGTTCTTTAGTACCTCCTCATGAGTCGTTGAGACCAATGACCATGAAGAAACCATATGACTTGTTTGGCGAAGGTAGTTATTTAAGTATTCTATCTGATGAATTTGTAATTTACGATATTTATCCTAATACAGGTTTAACCTTGAAAGAGTGGTTAAACATGACCAGGGTAGAACAGAAGATTATTAAGAAATCTGTAGATCGTAAGAAGAAATTACAAACAACTCTTAATCAAGAAGCCAATAATGAAATGGAAAGAGCCATTAATGAAACCAAAAAATAAATCCGACGTGGTTTTGTAGTAAAAAAAAAATAAGTTATATTATATGCGAATTTAATTTCGCACATTTGCTAGACATGTTTGTCTTTGAAAACTATCCATTGGCTATATGCCTTTTTAAATTGCTTAGTTTGAGCAATCTGCCGGACTGATTACGGGTATATCTTATTCACAGTCCTTACTCAATAGAATCCTAGATACCACTCTACTCCTTACGGGGTAGAGTGGTTATAGGTTTTATTTTAATTCATTATTTGGCATTACTATAAAAGAAGCTAAATCTTTCATTAAGGTAGGTGCAACATGAAAGAAATTAGTTCTGGTTAGTCGACATACTGCATACACAATACCAATAGGAATATTAAGATTTCTTGATTCCGAAAAATACCCTAATAAAGTATTGTGATTAGCGCCAACATGTTTAGCCACATCTTTAATAGTAACTTTGTTACTCTGCATAACTTTCTTTAAATTTCTTCGTAGCTCCTGATTCATTACCGATATTTGATTATCAGTGGATTTGCTTAACATCATTCTGTTTACCCTCTTGTCGTTTCTTATTCTCGTGTTTGATCATGTCTTTAATTAAACCATAACCCTCACGAATACTAAAATACTTCACATCAGGATCATCTTTATAGTTTCGATTACCTAAGCGAGAGATAGTTAAACGACAACCTTTTTGGAACAAACCAACATCGATGTATTGCAAAAGAATATTTGTTTGTTCTAAATACTTCTTAGAAATATTAATGGCATTTAATTCCAGAGAGTTTATAAAGTATAAAGATTCCTTACCCTCTACAGCTTGTTGATAAAGATTCTTACAAATCTCGGTCATGCCTTTAAGGGTTTCTTTAAGCATGTTGTTGTTAATGTCGATAAGCATCTGATCATCTGGATCTTCTGCTTTCACTTCTTTTTCAGCAAGTTCCAACAATACCTTAGTTAGGTAGATGTTTTCTGTTAAGAAAGCAAAATCAGAAATCGCGCTTTCTTTTTTAGTTCCGGTATAGAAAAGCTCGATATTCTTTTTGATTTGGCTAATCAAGTCCTCTCGATTCTTAGGATCGATAGGTTGAGTTTCTTGTTCGTTTAGAATATCAGTAGCGATAGAACCAGATACACTACCACGATGGATAACATCTAACCCACTAGAAGTCTTGTTAAATACCATCATGTTATTTGGATTAATTGAACTTCCTGTTTTTAGTTTTCGTTGACGTAAGTTTTCTTTACGTTTTTTAGCTTTAGCGGCTTTTCGTTTATCGTTACTAGACATAACATTTTCCTTTTATTAAGTTAGATTAAGACAGGATTAAATTTAAAATCCTATTACACTTAAATGATATAGATTTAAAATAAAACAAAAAGAAACTCTACTACTCCCGTTAAGGAGTAGTAGAGCTGTTAATGTAAAGGGACATATGAAAACAAATAAGAATGTCATGGGACTAAAGACCACCGTCCGGTAAATAATCCCGCACAAGCTACTCAGTAAAGAATAGCTTGTACGTGACTATCTAATATAATCACCAATGGAACAAACATACTTAGGAGTAAAGAAATAGCATGACCTACCCGAAAGATCAAATAGATACTTCTTCATATCTAGATATCGTCTGTATTTTTCTTATTAAGCGTTTCGAGATGGTGGTATTTTATCCTCATCTTTGCGAGTCGCTTATTGGTCTTGTATTTTTTAGAAGGTTCAAGATCCTTTAATATACGACTATAATGTTTTTGTGTAATGGATTCATTTAATTCCGAAATGTGACGATTAGAAAATGGTTTCATTTGTTAAAAGAGTAAGTAAGATTTTATATAATAAAATAATACCTAGTCAGTTATTTAAGATAAAACCAAGGACTTGTGTCGACTTCCATCTGATCCTGACCAGGTACTAACTCGGCAAGGACAAACTGACCATCTCCTAAATATTCTTCCACAGTTAAGTAGTAGTATAATGTAGGAACATGACCAAACACTTTAATGATTTCTTCCCCGCTCATAAGTTCATGTATATTGATTAAAAACTGATACATGCAATCGATATAAGTATTGCAGATTGTAACAGCTTTATCATGATCAAGGTAGGTTTCATTAATTAGTTTTTGATACAAAGTTTCAGATGTTAACTGAATACTCATGTCATCTTTACACATTGGAATATGGGTATCGATTTGGTTATAATGACGGTTAACCTCGCGAGTACTTACTGTTAATAGTAATTCATTAATCACTTGTTTATGGTTAATGATAAACTGATTAGCTGTTAAAGCATCTACTACTCTAAATAGAGGCCCCATGTTTACTAATAACCGTATTCTTTTTTGGTTCATTTTTAATATTCCGCTAATACAGTGTATATCGTGCCGAATACAATGTTGGATTGTTTCTGATTTAAGTTAGGATCGTTCTCTTGCTTAAAGAAGATTCTTTTAGTGGTTCCTATCTTAATAATATTCAACTCTATAAGATATCCGAATAATTTTCCAAAGAATATACGAATAATCCCTTCATCTATTTCATTAGTTGATCCAGAAACTTTTAGAGCAAATTCTAAAACGGATTGATCTACTAATTCATTAAGAGAAGATACATTAGAAAGATTATATTCTGGAAGAATATCCAGAATAAAGTTAAGAGACATTAATCCAGTTTTCTTTGTAATTAAAGAACTGGTTATGTTGAATATCTCAGAAAGGTCAAGATAATAAGATCGACCAACCTCCCATAATGGAAGATTGGTCTGTTCTAAATGTCCGATTAAATAGTTATTGTCTTGCATACGATGTCATACTCCAAATGAGTGTTGATCATAAGATCATTAATATAGTTCGTGGGTACTGCTATTCTTCTGTGTGTTCTTGGAAAATACACATACGGATCTACCGTCCTTGGGATAACTTCTGGTTCCAATTTAGGATTTTGTAAGATGTAATTAAATATTTTTGGAAAAAGATTAGCTAAATAATTAATATACCTTAAGAAGAATAAGGATGTAAATATTGCTTCATCTTCTTCCAAACCATATTTCAAAGTAACTACATTATTTTTATTATCCATAATGTAATTAGAATAACCGCTATTTTCATCATCACTAACACTGAATAGATATTCGTTATCTACCATTAAGTCTTCAGGATTGTAATCAAAATAGCTGTTGAAGAAAGAATCCCATAGCGATACCATCATCTCTTTAATAACCATCTCGTTAACAAGAATGCTCGCAAGATATACGTACTTGTACGTAATGGTTACAGAACTCAGAAGACTATAAGAAATTTGTTCAAATACCTCTTCTGATATCGGTTTACTAGGATTGTAGTTAAAACACGAAGGATGATTGAAACGTTCCCTAAATGGATCTTTACCATATAGCATGATGCATTCTTGATAAATATCCATTATGTTTAGATTAACTAAAAATTCAGTAGGCAAGATAAACTCTTGCTTAGCTAATTGAAACATCTTATTCCTCTTTATCAAGATAGACAACGATGTGGTCAGGATGTACGGATTCATGACTTAAAGTAACAAATGAGGTTTCTTTACAACGAACAGAATAATCGATAAGTAACAAACTATTCTTTTCCTTAATTTCTCTAATAAATAATCTTGCTAGAAAAGCTAAGTGGTCTTCTTCAGCACCTGTTTGAACCTCATCCCAAATGAATACTTGTTCACCATCTGAATTAACAAATACTTTCTTTTGTTCAGTAATAGGTAGATTTAAATAATTACATACGAAGTTTTCAACATACTCGTAATCGTTATCGATAACAAATCCACTTACCCCATTGATCATTAATTTAAATATTGTAGAAATAGGTACTTCAAATTCGTTTTCTAAATATTCTTTCGCTTCTTTAAATAACTTCTCTTCTTCTGGTGTTTTTGGTAATGACGAGATATCAATCATTACCAGGTTATTATCTAAATTATCCATGTTTAAAAAATCCTTATAGTTAGCTACTTTCAATTTAATAGTATATGTTTATAATCTGGATAAAAGTTTACCTAGGTAGTTAGATCCACTCCAAAGCTTTCTATCTAACAAATGTTTATTAGATAAATCCATGTTAATACCTAGAATAGCAGGGAAATCGTATCCGCAATAGGCAAAGAATACATCTGCATCATTTAGATCATCTAAATACTTTTTAAAGTTAGTATCTGAATAGTAGTGGGTTTTCTTACCCTCGATCATTTTCTCGATGACTAATCTTCTAAAATCAATACCATCTTTCACAAAACCATGTCGATTAAAATAATCGATAAGTGCAGACTTAATACCAGAGACCATTTGTGATTCTGTTTTGTATACTTCAGGATTGATGTCAAGATAGTGAGCAATCCAGTCTATAATAAAACACATTACATTAGGATACTTCTTCATAATCCCTTTAGGACTTAATAATTCCAAATCGAATCGATAAGTAATACCGAGAATGTGATCACCTTTAAAAAATAGATGGTTATCCATGAATCTTTCAGCACATCGATCAGGACGATGTTTGCTTTCAATACAGAATATAAACTCAACCTTACTATCTTTTAATTCCTCAATAATCTTATCTTCAATATCTATCCATCTTAAGTTACCACAACCACAACCTAATGCAGGTAATCTTAATTGAGTAATCCAATGAAATCCTTCTGTTTTGTCGTAATCTTTTTCAAATGCTTTTAGACCCTCGATGATAAGATCAATACATGAATCATCGTAAGGTGAAATCTTAGTAGGAATACTTACTAGCGTTTCTGTGGCAGTAGAATACAGATGGTATTTTCTTTTGTTAATCTCATCATTCTTACAGGCTTCTTTATATTGGTTATACCACATAGGACTTTTTTGTTTAAAGTATAAAGCCAATCCTTTTCCAGCAATACCTTGAGTATTTACAGGAACACAATAAACACTTTCTTTATCATTAAACATGTCTTCTTCAATAACACGTACAGGCATTTTCATCATCCTTTTATTTAATTGTTCAGATGATAAAATAACTAAAAAAGAAAATACCCCTCCACCCATAAGGGCAGAGGAGTAATTCCTTTATTTGGGGAGATAGCGAGTAATTGTATAGCGTTCACGATCAGGAAGATGTACTGAAGTAAAGACTTCGGCATGTTCTTCTTCAGGAATATATTTAGCGAGTACTTTTTCCATAGGGAAATAAGCAACTTCATCACTCTCATTTTCAGGGAAGATTTCTCGCAAGATATTAGTAACGTGAATTTCGTCAAAGTCTAGAATGTCCATAGCTTGCTCGTAAACTTTCTGACCACCGATAATCCATACATCACCATATTCTTTTTCTAATTCCTGAATCTTTTCAGCAAAAGCATCATCATTATCCAATTGGAAAATATGTTTAATGCTTGGATCATCGTATTCAGCATCATTCAAGAAATAACGAGATGGGTTATTACTAATAATGACATTAATACGATCAGGCAAAGGTCGATTGGGTAGACTTTCCCATGTATTACGACCCATGACAACTACTGAATTCTTAGTTTGTTCTTTAAAGTAGATCAAGTCTTCAGGTAGATTCCAAGGAATGCTGTTATTGATACCGATAACATCGTTACTACTTTTGCATACAATTATCTTTAATGACATAAATGTCTCCAAGTTCTTTAGAGTAATACTCATTTTTCTTAATTGCTTTAAAAAGATTATCAATCTCTAAAGCAACATAGTGCAGTTCTTGTTTTGATAATTCAATACCTTCAACTGCATCTACATAAGATCCAAGAGTAAACAAACCTTTTTTCCGATAAAGAAAACTCACTTTATTATTAATAACAATAAAGTAGGTACCGCCATATCGAAATGGATTAAAAGAACGAGAAGGTGTAACACACGTATCGATAATGGTAATAGGCATAGTGAAACCACTAAACTTAGCACCACTTTCAAAACACTTGGCTAAAGAATGGATGTCTCCGATAAAACGTCTTGCTGCTTCTGATAAGGTATTCATTAATTACTCCTTAAATAAACTTAGTACTTCGAAACCACTGAAATCATTATCAGTAAATCTCTCATTTAATAAATCACACAAAGCTCTTGCTTGATTTATCTCACCAGCACCAAACATATCTGAAACAGTGTTATTACACCTTTCTACATTATTCTTCAATTCAATCCACAACCAAGGTTTACTATCCAGATACTGTCTCCATAGTTCTTTATAGAGACGATAGCTTTCCTCGATAGGCATTTCTCTTAAAGGTGGGTTTCCTTTTCCTTCTTCAATAGAAGAATAGCCTTTAATAAAACATTGGAAGTGATGTTCAATAGAGAGACCATCGTTTAAACGCGCATAGAACGCGCTGAAGCGCTTATCTCCCTTAGATGAACATTCGTACCCACCGAACCTAGACCACGTGTATTTACTCATTATCGAGCCTTTACGACACCTTCTTGATTATGGTACTTTCCCTTATAAGGATCATTAGTACTTTCATGGTGTTCTGCAAAATAAATCGTACCGATACCACAACCCTCGTAGATCATTAATGCATGGTTTGTTTGGTTATAGATTTCTAATACCAATTGACCCTCCCAACCAGATTTCAAAACCGTAGGAGCCATATTCATTCCCAAACGAGCATAGCTACTTTTACAGAATAAGAAACCAGTAACGTTTTCAGGAATACAGAATTTTTCTAAAGAATGAGCCAGTACAAATTGACCAGGATGGATTAACCAACATTTAACTTCTTTTTGGCTAATATTACCTTTATAGTCTTTGTAGTTCACTAATTCTTTTTTATACGGATCCATACGAGCGGTTAATATATTCTTAGTACCAAATGGATCTAATCGCTCATCAACAATATCAGAGCTTTGTATATAATCATCGGATATAAAGAATTCCACTTCGGAACCTAATCGGATATCGTATCCATTTTGAGATAATCCATGAGAGATGTTTTTGGTTTCATCATTTACGTAAACGATTTCTCTACCTGGAGAGAAAGGCTTAATGAGTGGTTTTTCAGAGTTTAAAGAAGAGCCAATGATTTGGTTATCTGACAAGTACATGTTAATTTCCTTTACTAAAAAATATCAAAAAATAGAATAGAAACAAAAAAAGAAACTCCTCCCTTTTGGGGAGAGGAGTTTCTTTCTTGAACCTTAGAATTTATACCAAGGTTTAGGTGCTACTGCAGGAATCACTTTGCCCACTTTCTTACGGGCTTTTTTGATTACCTTGTTCACTTCTTTGTGGTGAGCTGCGCCTACCGCGGCACATGCACCGCCGAACAGTACGCCAGCGGCAACCTTAGCAAATACACTAATGGCTTTGCGTGCAGCTGGAGATTTCACTTTAGCCAGGGCAGTAGAAGCAACAGTAGTTTCAGCAGGAGTTTCAACAACAGGGGTTTCGATAGCGTTTACAACATTATTCATTTCAATTTCCTTTTCAGTTTGAGATTCAGTATCGGATTGGTCGAGGTTTTTCTTGATCGCTTGGGTTAAGAGATCATCGAACTTGCTCTCATCAAGCAGTTCTAATTGTTCCTCGGTAAGACCGAGAGCCTCAATCAATTCATCTTTCAAGTTTACATCGAATTTACACATGATACAATTCCTTTTACAAAGTTAGATTAGAAATCCCTAGTACCAATGGTGGTACTAGGGTGTTGTTAATTAAGCACGAGCTGCCAACTCACGCTTAACCAATTCGATCATTTCCTGATCGGTATAGTCTTTCGACAGGTCTACCGGCTCAAGGCCAGTATTCGCAAAACGTACTGCGAAGTCGCGTTGGACTTCGAACAAATTTCGACGACGCTCTGCAGCCATACCCAAGAGAATCTCATTCTCTGGACTTGCTTTCAACATGGAAAGAGACATGCCATACTGGCGAAGACATGCTTTCGCATATCCTTCGTTAAACGAGCTGGTGGTCGGATCCAGCTCTTCACGAGCTTTAGCAAACTCTTCTTGAGTTTGCTTGTATTCCGCGTCGATTGCTCGTTCAACGCGGCGAAGCTCTGCATCTGCCTTTTCTTTAGCTGCTTTTTTAGCAGCTTCGTTTGCCTCGATCACTGCATCGATAGCAGCGATTACGCCAACCACAACCGCACCAGCGGCGATGAATTTAACAGTATTGTACAACATGGTGAACTCCTTTACAAGGTTAATTGATTAAGATAGGAAGATTTCCTTCCCAGGTTCACGTTAATAGTATATATCTGAGATTTTTTAGAATACAAAAAAGAAACACTCTCTTACCATTACAGGTAAGAGAGTGTCTAATTAATGTATTAGTCTATATTAAAAAGTTTCTTGTGGTTTTCCACAATACCTTTAATATAGTTTACTCGAGAGATAGGTAAATATTCATCGGTATTATTTTCATACGTGCTGACACATCGACTAATGAAAGATTCTGATGAAATACCTCTACCACCATTTGCCCAGGCATTGTTATCATTACTTAACCAGATATCTCGAGATGTGCTTGCCGTGTAGTAAACATCATCAACAAAAGGATCTTTATAAGTAACATAGTCAGTCGGTCGAATAACTGTAAAGTCAATTCGTTCATGACCATTGATAATAACATCACCACCAATATAACCATTACCGACGATAAATGAATTACCGCTTACGATAGAACCATTGGTTACTCGAGTGTCATCGCAAATACGAGCAAATCCAACTACTTGTGCGCGGCCAGATACGGTCGCTCTGTCGAATACAAAGGCATGGTCATCTACTAAACCAAATTCCATTACGCATGATTTGTCTCTTACGATAGAGTTTCCCCTAACCGTTGCATAATCAGTAATATGGGAAAGATCACAAACGCCAGCCGTACCATAAACACATGCATTAGAATCTATAACAGCTAAATCCATTATACGAGCATTTTCAGATACACGTGCTTTAGCACTTACTTTCGCATCGTCGTAGATCCAACAAAGACCTTTTTGAGATAAGTTCTTTTCTGATTCTACCCAACCACCAATGTCACCTTTCTTAACATCTCCAAAATTTTTCAATGCCCGAATACGATACAAAAGACCGCCGTTATGATAGAGGGTTAGGTTTTCAACCAACTCGAACTTTTTAGTGTTCTCTTTTTAGTAGTCATCTTATTTACCCCAGTATTTAGATTTTAAATTGTTATGGTATTCAACCATTTCTTCATTAGATTTACCATTAGTATCGGTCATGTTGTAGCCATATTCGATGAATTCTTTAGCCGTTCCAGAGAACCCACCAACATTCCAAATGTCTTCTTTCATCGCAGCGGTAACAATTACATGTGGTCGGGCCGGATCACGATAGGTGAAGTAATCAGTTGTGTGTTCTAACTTAAAGTTAATAACAGCACTACCGTTTACAGTAACATTACCAGTGATATTAGTACCACTAAAGATAGAAGATCCATCATTGATAACTACGTTAGTGCCATTAATTCGCCCACCGGTAATTGTACAACTACTTATTTCGAAATCACCATCAATATCAGTATCACCACCAATATAGGTATTACCACAAACAAAACCCTCACCTTTAATAGAAGCATTTCCATCAATATAGGAATTATCAGAGATGTCTACTTCGCCACCTACTTTAGCATTTTCAACAACGATAGCTATACCACGAATATATGCTTTATTAGAAATAACGGCCTCATCCCCAATAAAAGCCATATCCCCAATGAAATATAACCACCAAACAATGGCATAATCAGAAACAAGAGCATTTTCAATTACTGTAGCGTCACCAAACACCTTAGCATTGCCAGCTATCCAACAATTTCCTTTCTGAGAAAGATTCTCTTCTTTCTCAATATAACCACCAAGATCATCAGTTTTAACACAACGAAAATCTTCCAAGGCTTTGATGCGATAAAGCGTACGTCCTTCCACGATAACATAATCATCTTTAATCAATTCGTATTTTGTATCCTTAAGCTTAATTATTTTGGATATCATGTTCATAATCCATTTCCTTTAAATATAGAGTAAAAAAAAAATAAAAGCAAAAATAGAAATACTCCTCTACCTTCATTAGGTAGAGGAGTACTAATATTATTTACCGAGTTTTTCGGCACCCAAATCATACACATGATTACGGATGTGTTTGTGTTCACCATTGCGACCACGAGCGTCTTTATTGTCGCGAATAGTCAATGTGGACTCCACTCGACCATGCTTGATAGTTTCAGTCGCTTCACCACCTTTGGTTTGTGGTGGGATGCGAGATACATAATCGCGAGTTACGATGTGCTCGGTATGCACACCTTTAGCGATATCGAATTTGGCAGACAAAGATTCAATTTCTTTGTGTTTCGCCATGGTTTCAACACCCAACTCACCAGTAGCCAAAGCAGTAGCTGCTACGAATTGGTTAGTCAAACCAAACACCGCATCCATTTCTTTTTCAGTAACTTCAACACCGGTGTGTTTAATCACTGCATCGATTGCGCCTTTTTTGGTTTCCAGATTTTGGGATTCTGGATTATATACCAGATAGTCTTTCTGAATAAGATCGGCGAGTTCGCGGGTGGTATCTTTAATAGACATAATAACTTTCCTTTTTAGGTTAAATAAAAATAAGTACTTCTACATGTAGAAGGATAAACTTGATTGTCTTACCTTCAACTTAATAGTATAGTTCTGTATTATTTTTAAATAAGCTAATTTTAAGGCAAGTATCCGTCAAAACCATTTAATGTAGCAGGTGCAAATGATATTGGTTTGTAAACAACATCAAACTCTTGGACGCCAATATACAATAAAGAATTTTCTATTGGTCGGATACGAATCCTTCCGGTATCGTATTGGAAACCATTATCTTGAAAAGAAAGGACTTCTACTTTTAAAGATTCTTTTCTATAACGAACGACATTCAAAATAGAATCATTCAACTCGTCGATGGTAGGTGTGCGATACTTATACGTATTCGTAGTAACTACGTAGCTACCATCTTGAGTAAGAATCCTGTCAGCATACTTCCACCATTGAGCACCGACATGAATGCGTCGGTATGGCTGGATGTATACTTGACCTTTCCATCTTTTGGAATTAGGAGAAACTTTCAGCAAGACTCGAGTATTCTTTACAACTGTATCGAACCGCTTAAGTCTAATATCTTCTTTAGTGACTCTTAAGCTTTGTCTTAAAAGAGTTTCAGGACGACCAATAGTAATATCTCGGAAAGTAAGAGGAAACTCACCTCGTTCGTTTATGTGCCGGAGTAAGTTTTCCTCTTCGGTAAGATTAGGATTAATCTTCATTTCGATTCATCCTTTTTATCAATATTACCAGTTAACAAAGACAGGTTGTTTTTTAGAAGTCACTGTATCCATTTTAGCAATGTCTGACAGAATAGACACTGTACCAGACTCAGCAGAAACGACATTATTTGTCAATAGTCGACGTGCCGAAGATGGGGTCACTTCTACGTCTTGACCGCCTTGGTTAATAATAGCTTGTACTGGGTTATTAGATTCTAATGAAGGAGAAACCAGTTTTTCAGCACAAGTAATGCCAGGTTCATTCACATAGTCAAAAGTAATTACAGTGTGCAGTACTTTACAGTTTTTACCATTGATTACTTGACGAGTAGTCAGCGAACGAATACTGAAGCATACATTCATGCCTTTGGTTTTTAAATCTTCTTCTAAGAATTTACCATAAGGACCAGCTGGTTTTACTTTAGCCATAATGCCGACACATTTTTCATTAGTCAATGGATCGACATAATCAGGAACCAGCCAGATTTCACCAAAAACACCACAAACAGATTTTTCATCGATACGAATATTTCGTTCTAAGAACTCCATGTCTGTTTGACCTGGCTGTTTAGAAGGATGACCGTATTCTGCTTTAATAAAACCACCAGCAATACGCTGGTTAAATAAAGTACCAGGAGCAAAAAACTTATCTGCGCCTAAAGAAGAATAGTATTCATTTTCACCTGTTTTAGGATTGATGTTTTTAGATTTGTGATCCAAAGCACCAACACAAATAGTATAATAACCATTTTCATCAGGAGTAAGAACACCCTTCTTATCCGTACCGTCTAAGCGAGTACAGCGATAAACAAAGTTAGACATGTCTACAACACTTTCTTATTCTAATATCTTAATACGTGATCGATCAGTTCTGTTTGTGTAGTAGGATTACACAGAGAAGAAACAACGCCAGTATAGAAATAACTACCTGTCAGTTTAGTCAGTGCGGAAGAAGCACTAAAGTTAACAGACGAAGCAGGTACAAATACAGGCATGACTTTATCAGGATCGATATCATTCAATATTTCGCGATAATACTGATTGATGTTATTTGGGTTTCGTGCGATAATACTAATAGGAATCGCCAGAGATTCAAATGTATCACCAATGGACTTACCGGCATATTTACCAGTTTGTGAGAATACCCGTCCCATATCTGCATAAGAGATAAAGAACGGTACTTTACCTTTAGTGACAAATTCTTTGTAGGATTTACCAATTAGTTTATCTTCACGAACGACAACCAGACTTTTAATGATTACACTGCCTGGGTCGTAAGTTAGTTCGTAGTATTTTTCATCATCAATGGTGATGACGTTAATTGCATCAGGATCAGAGTGAACACTAGCCATACAGTTAAAGATAGCATAATGTGTTTCATCTGGGTTGGTAATTAAAAACAAACTATAAAAGTGTGTATCGCTACCAACACGAGCAAGACCTACCATCTCGTAACGAACTGGAAATATAATCTTACATCCTGTGGTCGTAATTAATTGGTTATTAACTTCTTTTAAAGAAGCCATAATTTTATCTTTATTACGAATACCGTATCTCATGGTAGGTCTCTTTCCTTAATTAACCTTTTACAATCTCAATCTGACCAGCTACCCATTCAATAAGAATGTTAATAATAGCAGTAGAAACAACAGTAGAAGTATCCAAATCTTGTTTAGAAGATTCGGCTACAATAAGATGTTTTAGAATCAAACTAGCCATAGTGTCTTTGAAGAATAAATCGCATACCGTGTCAGAAACAACATAAGCCAAATCAACATCCAAAATACGATTACCTGGATAATAGTTATTCAGGAATTGATTGATCTTACCACGATATTCCAATACTGGCATTTCTTCAATGACTGCTTTCAATTCAGCATGTTCATCGTTAAAAGTATTTTCTACCAATGCCAAGATGCTCGAAGTGATCGCATCAAATGTACGAGCAGCCAAACGAGTTTTATCAATGGTGTTTACGGTAGCCAAAACCAACTGACCATGACGAGCAAGTTCCTCTGCATTTTCAGTAATCGCATCAAGATTACGATAAGCAGTAGGATTACTAGAATTCATGATACCTACCAAGATATCGGCTTTATTAGGAAGATCGATATTGGCATAAGTGTCATGATAAACATAGATGGTTTTGGTTTTGGTATTAACACTGGAAATGACAGCTTTAGAAGCAATTGCAGTAGAATACATGCTGGCAAAGCTATTAATAATACGAGAACAAGCAACTTTAAAGAACATCACCCATTGTTTCAGTTCTTCTTCAGTAATACGCATTCCCTGAATAGGTTCTTTTTCCAGTTTATCAACAATCAAAAACGCAGTCAGGTAAACCATAAAACTTTGGTAAGTTACTGAAGTGTCATTAACAAACTCATTACGCAGTTTCAAAAGTTTCCATGCGTCTTGGAACAAATCACCACCGAATTGTTTTTCGTATACTTCAGCTAAGTTCATGATACCTTCATTGGTACTGTCATCAGTTGTACGAACCAATTCAATAATTGTATCGTTATCTGCTTCATCAAAAGTAGGTTGACTAGAAGGACCTTTTTGAGAAGGATTATACAGAGATACCAGTCCTGCAATTCGAGGAAGAACCGTACTGTATACAAATTCAGGTACTTCGATTTGATTTACTTTAATTTTAGAAGCTGGTTCGACACGTACAGACAGACGGTCACGAACATCTTCAATAACTTCACGAATAACTGGACTTACGACATTACGAGTAAAGCTCAGTTGATTTTTAAGTGGGTTAATGCATTGCTCTTCAATAGAGTCGTATACTTGATAAATAGCGGCACCTTCAGTGAAACCAAAATTAGCATAAGACTTATCGATTACTGTTCCCAGAGAATGTTCTAAACATTCTTGAGAAGCGACAATGCCTTCAGCTGGAGTAACGTTTTGAACCATCGCATCCAGAGCAGTACCAGGAATTGCTTTAAGACGAGCACCATTTAACAATGAAGTCTTGGCAACGTCATTAGCCAAGTTTAATACATCTTGAGTAAGCATTTATTTATTCTCCTTTAGCAATAATTCGGCGTTGCAGTTCGGCCAAAGCCATCTCTTGAATAATGTTTGTATTCAAAGCCTCGCCTTTTACAAAACCTTGAACGCCAGTTACCTCACTGATCAAACGGTTGGCGAATACACCGACTAAATCAGCAGCACATGCTAATACAGTAGCATTCTCAGTATCTTTAACAAATTGTTGATCCATAGTTTAAATTCCCAGATCTAAAAAACATAAAATAGTAAAATTTGAGATATAGAGTGCTCTAGAAATAGAGCACTCTTATCCCAATATAGGTTAATCTTTATTAGACAGATATTCCTTACCGATACGTTTAGACATTTCTACCAGAATACTGTTAGACATACCCATCAAGAAAGGACTGTTTACAATACGAGCATAAACTGATTGACTACCGAATACAGCATCGATTTCTTCACCTGGTTGATTATCTTCAGAATTAATTCTTGGAGATTCTTCAAACACATGTGCGATCGTTGCCTTCAACTGAGCGCCGAAGACGATTTTCGTAATATTCACATGATTCGCTACATCATGCAGTGTGCTAAGACACATCCCTAACTTTCATTAGGATACTAGACTATATCAACACCCTGTATATACAGGGGCTTTCTTTTTCCATTTAAAGCTCTCGCTACCCGCTTGGGCCGTACACGGAGGCTAACCCGTTAGTCGTTGAACGTTCCTGTTATAAACAGGCTTCGCTGCTGATCGCCCATTGTGCATCCATTACGATTTTTACTGTGTTTTAACACGAGTACGTAAGGCTTTAGGGCTTCCCAGCAATTAAGAAAGATATCACTTATCAATTACTCGATAAGCGGACAACAGTTATTCTAGATAAAACTAAAATAATTTAAGTTTATCGCCTTGAGATAAATAGTTATTGCTTGTAATTGTAAATTTAATAACAGCAGTATCCAGCATTAAAGGATTTCCGTTAACACGATAAGTATCGTCTACCATTCCTGTAAATGGAGATTTACCTAAAGCTTTTTGCCTAGCGACAATTTTAGAATCTGAAAGATTAGCAATTTTTCTTAGTGACTCACTCATGTCTTCTTTATCGCCATTGTAGAATACCTCTACTTTATCAATGACACCTTTTACACTACTCTTAGGTACATTTGCAGAAATACTACGTAAGAGATCTAAAGATTCTTCATCGAACAATTTAGTATCGTTAGTTAAAGCATCTTCAATAAAACACAATGGATCATCCACCATTACTTTCGTACCTGGTTTAGCCAATCGATGAATACTTTGTTCAAAGTTCACAACGACTTCTTTTACCACAGTCGTTTGAATTTCAGTATCTAAACTTAATCGCTTAGAAATAGCTGTCGAGTCTTCATACGTATAAGGACTTTCCATCAAAGCTACACGTATCAATTTACCTGATTTGTAAGCTAAGCTTTTTGGATTTAACGGATCCTTAGTAAAGAAACCAGAATGGTATGCGATGACATCACCCAGTTCTAATCGATCACCTACTTTTACATTTGAAACAATGTCGTGAGGCATGGTGAAACCACCACTACTACCAAACTTACGACCAATTTCGATATGGCGGAATGTACCGTCATCATTTTGAATCTTAATGGCGTAATCGTTTACCTCAACTACTTTACCTGTTTTATCAGCAGTAGCCGCAAATGTATCACCAGCTCGCTGAACCAGTTTAGCATCGTAACCAGTTCGAGTAGGCATTGGATGATAACCTGATGCAGAGATCGTGTGAGTCTGTTGCACGTTAATAAAGTTAATCCTTTTTGGATCATCCATATCACTGCATGGCATCATCATGGCTACGGTACTTAAAACATTGTCAGGTTTCAAGTCAGGATTCATCTCTCCAGTACCTGAATTTTCAGGAATACCATAAAGATTCGTAAACTTAGGGTTAGCGGAGAGGTAAGTACTAATACCTGCATCTGAACTATCCTTAGTAGCTTCTGATACAATACCTACAGCATTTTTGTGGTGTTGTCGTGTTCTCTTAACCATGGATTGTTTAGAGCGACCACCATTACCTGTAAAGGTAATTTCTTCACCTTGCTTTAATTCTTGCAAAGGATTTAAAGTTTCAACGATCCGTTTAGTCGTGTCCTTATTAATTGCCATCCATACTGCCTCAGGATTTAATTCCACTGGATAGTTAGCTTTAATACCGTGTCGATTATGTTCTCGTAAAGCACGAACCAAATGAGTATATACCTCACCCGACATCCGTTCAAAACCACGAATACGCTGTTCTGACATGTCTACTTCATCTCTGTGTTTATAATCAACAAGTAATTCAACACAACGAATCAGAAGACCACCAAAATCTACAGGCTCTTTCATCTCGATCAAAATACGTTCAGTGATTGGATCCACAAACATATTGTAATAAAGATCGATTTCTTTTAAGTAACGACCAGGAATCTTAATAGACTCTAACAGATTAAAGAAGTTTTCTTTTTCATTTAAACTGTAAATAGACATCTTATTTAGATCTGGGATTTTATTTAAGCCAGACATGATCAAACTGGTTACACGATCTCGTTTAGAAAGAACCAAATTGAAGTCATTAAAACGAATAACATATTCATGACTTTCTAACTTCAGTCGTTTACCAATAGGTTCAGTTCGATAGTATTTAGGTTCTAAAGAAGCCAATAGTTTAGTAATACCTAATCGATAGCACAATACCAGACCAATAGGGATCGCTTTACCCATGATGTCAATATTGACAGATTCAGTAGGTGCTTTAACAGAATCTAAACCACACAAAGATTCAATGGTTCCTAATTCTATTGGGTTATTGTCCTGAATATAGTAAATAATATTTTCACTATCTATTGCTAATGGATATTGTTTTTTGTACGTACCGATAAAAGTCATTCCTGTGACTTCTGACTTAATCACGAAATCACGACCAAATCGTTCTTCAGCACTTTTTCTATCAAAATACAAGAAGCAGTCTTTTGTAGTAATTGCTTTAAAATTACGAGATAAGACAGAGTATACATAAGGCGCTTCTAGATGATTGTCGAACATATTGCCAGAACGAGTTTCCAATACATCTTTGTTTTCCTGATCAAAAGCATTCTTACGAATGTTGGCAATCAACCATTTCTCGTAATTAAATGCTCGTGAGTCATCTCGAGAGGCGAATGTCTTACCAAAATAACTCGATAAAGAAACTGTACTGTCGTCAATCTTACGAATAGGTAAGTCGTAACGCTGATGGCAGTAAGTATAAGTTTTACCACCAATAGTAAAAGTACCATCTTCAGAAACTTTAGGAATTTTAACACGGATAGTAGAAGCTTCACCTTCGATTGGTTTAATCTTCATGGCGTAAACAGTATAAGCACCTGAAATGTTTTCTACTTCAGTTTTCTTAATATCCTGAACCACTACGCCAGCTGATTGAACACCCACCATCATGGAAGCAATATCTCTTTCCATGAATTCAGTGATGTATTTTTTATCAAACACTTTAAGTGTAGAAATACCACGAGTATCTTTTTCAGTGATTTTCAATTCTTCTGGTTTAATATCGATCATTTCTCCGACGGTTTTACCACCATCTTTACTTAAACTCAGTGAATTATATTTAGTAAGTGCTTTACGAATGCCATCGAATTTACTTACTGTCATTGGATTGCTTTTAGCATATTCCTCTAATACAAGTTTACCTTTAATACTTGGAGAGATAGGCTTGTCGACAACTTTAACCAATGGTACTTTATCTTCTACTTTGTAGTTTTTAAGATCCAATACGTCACTAGAGTCAAATTTAGAATTGATGACTTCTTCAAACTCGTCTTCTTGTTCATTCACTACAGGAACAATATTACTCATCTTAGATAGTTTATTAAGATCAGTATCACTTTCAGTTTCTGTAATCAATTCATCTTCATCATCGAGAATATCAGACACAACTTGAACATCATCATCCTGATGCACCTCGCCTAATTCATTGTAGTAGACTTCTTCATGATAATCATTTGTATCACCATGATCGTCAGGATCATTTTCGTCATCTAGATCATTCTCTTGATATTTTTCTCTTTGTAATGCACGACCACGACGTAATCGATAATCCGCAATCTGACCATAATCGCGTTCAGCATCATCTCGCTTAACAATTACATCATCTGGATCAGTTTCAATACCTGCGTCATCATCGGCTTCTAGATTCTTAGCAGCGATCTCTTCTTCAGTAAGTTCAATACCTTCTTTAGTTTTAAAGATATTATTTAATTTCAAGAGAATATTGATAAACTGCTTACTCATCAAGCGAGGATCAATTTTACCAGCCGGATTCTCTTCACTATTTCTCCAGCTATCTAATAAACCCAGATTAAAAATGGTAAATACGTCATTTTTTACTAAAACGATATTTGTTTTATCTAAAATAGTTTTAGGTATATTAGCAAATACTGATTTTTCTCGGTTAAGACCCAGCCATTTCCACATCTCTAAAATAAAGATACTTTCCAAGTTATCTAACTTACGGAATAACTCTACCGTCATCCCAGTGATAGATCTTTTTAAACTAGAGATAGGAAGTAGTTCGTCAGGAACATTAATAAATAAAAATTGATTATAGTAGTTATTGTAGTTGTAACTAACGTCAGCCAAACCTTTTAACAAAGTATTTAAAACGTTCATGTTACGATAATAACCAATATAGTTAGTATTACCTAGATAACGATAGCGACGATCGATGAGGGAATAGTTAAGAACCAAAGGAACAATAAGTTCTGGCTTATACTTATCCATCTCAACCACCATTTTAAATTTACGGTTGAGTTTTAAGTATTTCTTTAATTCGATTACTTGAGTTGCAGTACGAATAGTTAAAGTACCTAAACGAGAAGCAATATCCATGTAAGAATACATGGGGATTTTTAAGCTACCTTTCTTAAACAAGGCATTTTTATCACTAGGACCAACATCAGCAGTACTGCTAGGAATATAGTGATAAGCAGATTGTTTAGGTAGGAAAAATTGGGTGGTGTTAAATACTCTAGGATTATTAAAATGGGTAACCATCCTATTCATGAGTTTTAACTGAAATTGTTCAAAGTTAATCATTACAAGTTTGTTCCTTTAAACATTGATTAAAAAAGATAAGAGCACTCTCCAGGGATGAACCACTGGAGAGTACACTTTGTTAATAAGATACCATCGCCTAAACAACCTACCTAAAAAATTATTCATTAGGTACATCAGACAGGTTATGGCAAACAAATTTAACAGTATCGTAGTTCACAGAATAACGTATAGATCCATCTGGACCTACATAAGCACGTTTTTGTTTCTTATACTGGATGATTTCGTTACGGGCTTCTTCAGTAAGAGCTGAGAGGATATTCTCTCGATCGCCATCAAATTTAACTATCACCTTCCGATAGTCCAGAATACAGATAAGTAAAGGAATACCGAAGTATTCTTAGAAAAACTACATAGTTTTTCTATAAAATATTTTTACTTTACTACTCACAATATATGGAAGAGTACTGTTTTCTAAACTAATTCAGGATGATTTAGGTTAAGGACTATATAATCGCTTAAACTTCGGTATCGTCAGTACCTAGGTTTAAGAGTACAGAAGTCGCATCTGTACTGGTACATAGAGGCTTACCAGGCCACTGTACCCGCCCTCCGTTTCAGGGTTGTCATCACGACAATGCCTTACGTCTTTCGACTAGTCTCTGAACACAAATCCTTCTCTGATAAGAGAATAGGATTCTTCGCTGCGGATTGCCCTACTGATCTATCTCTTTTACTGTACTCTGGTTAATTACTCCAGACCCTACTGTGTATTACTACCAGTAGTTAGTGTATAGATCTTTTACAGGGTGTTCCCGTCAATTAGAAGGGTTTTGCTAGGGTTTATAACCCATGGGGACCTTGATGTATCAATAAACATTTATTTAGAAAGTATAACATGTTACGTAACTATAAAGACGTAGATAGAATTTGCTTTTATCGAGATTTGGATAACTTCCATAAGTATTTCGTAGAACAGAATGGAGAAATCTATTTTACCATTCCTAATGATACGAAACGATATAATGTAGAGAAAAAAGAAATAGATGGTATTCTCTACGTGTATATCACTCCTTTAAATAAATGGATTAGAGTAGCTAATATTGTTAACTACGCTTTTAAAGGTTTGTACCATGACGTGTTCGATGAATTGATGGAACAAGAAATAACTTACTTAGATAATAATCCCTCTAATATCCATCCTTCTAATCTAATTTGGAATAATGGTAATTCTAAAGAAGATGAAGAAGGATTTAGAATCATTCCTGGTTTCGTAAGACATCGTATTAATCGAAAAGGCGAAATCAAAAATGAAAGAGGAGGTATTACTTTAGGAAGGTTAACAAAAGGTTCTGGTAGTACTGGTGCTAAAGACTACATGAAGGTTCATGTAAAAGCTGATGTATCTGGTAAAGACAGAGAATATGTCTTAATGGGAGTGCATCGTCTATTAGCTTTAGCATTTTTACACATTCCTAACGAATTCTACAAAATGGACGTAAGCCACATCAATGACAATTCTTTAGATAATCGAATTGAAAATTTAGAATGGTCTAGTCGGAAGTCTAATAACTTAAGAGCTGTACAAAATGGATTAGTAAAAACCAATCCTGTATTAGTTCGTAATTTTGAAACAGGAGAAGTATTAGAATTTCCTAGTATTTGTCAGTGTGCTCGTCATTTTAATGTTCATCCTACTCGTATCACGATTAACTGTAAATCAAAAGGTAAAGTTACCTTTAGTAATGGTTTTCAATTTTGTTTGAAATCGGATTTAGAAAGTTGGGGAGATTCTAAACCAAATACTCACCAAAACTATAAACAGTTAACTAAAACAGTAATGAATGATAATAGGATAAAAGAAATGTTAGGAGTTACTTTTCCATTACATTTATTCGATAAAGCAAAAAACGAATCAATCTATATTGAGACTTTAACAGACTACTTTAAGTACTTCAAGTTAGACGATCGATATGTTGTTGTCAATACTAAATAAAATTTATATGTAGGTGGCTGATCATCAAGTACCTTTATTAATTTATTGGTACTTGGTGAGTATTATATCGGTCGATCCCCACCTTGCCCTCCGAGTGATGCTAGCGGAGGACACAGAGAAGTAATGGTATCTACACCATTAATAGGAAATTGATAGAATGGTTCGATTGTGGTATCGATTTCCCAATCATCATTTAACATTACTCGTCGTTCTGCCTTAGTAGTCGTCATGACTTTAGCAAAACTAGGTACGTTACTTTCAATACCAGTAATCGGATAACGAACAATACTGCTGGGTGCGTTATCGATTAAATGAATAGTGGTAATATAAAGTAATTCTATAAATGTTAGAGGGGTAACTAATTCTTTACTTTTATCTTTAGGCAGTTCTTCAATACCATTAATGATTTTAAAAGTACCATCTAAACCTTTATAGATTAAAGCAAGATAGTAACCATCTACCTCAACAGGATTGTGTCGAACACTAGTAGGTCGGAAACGTTGAATCAGTTTCTTAATACCTTCATCAGACTGAAATAAATCATGCCATTGTTGAGACAGATTAACTTCTTCTGATTTCAAAGTTTTCTTATTCACCAAACGAACAGGTTCCAAAGGTGAAACAAATTTTTCTGCTAAGAAGCTATTCTTAATACCACGAACAGAAAAAGGTAGACAACCCACTAATTGTTGGAATAGACCAACCATTGTATCATTAAAACCAATGTTGGCTTTATCGTTTAAGAAACGACCAGATGGTTTAACAGCAGTAATCACGTTTGCAGTACCATTCGCTACAGTACGAGACGCCCATTTACCTTGAATCAATTTTTTCTTACCATGACCAGTGATTTCACCAAGATACATGTATAATTTTAAAACTGTTTTCTGAATCGCATTTCGTGTAGAGTTTACTGCACTAAGATTTAACTTAGAAGAAATACTAGATAGAGAATTAGCCAGAGAAATTATCTCACGATAGATCTGGTTAATCTCGTCGTGATCAATCATCCCTTCTTTAAATTCAACATCTCGATAACCAGCTTGTAAGACAATAAACTTATCTAGTTTATAAATCTTACGATGCTTCTTCAATAACTCGTTTAATTCTTTACGCTTAGGAGAATTGGTTTCTGGCATGACTAATTCATCTAAATGCTGCATGAAGAATTCATAACCAGTTTCACCATCTAAAGCATTAGACTTATCAAAAAATTTCGTCTCTGGGTTCCATTTAGCAAAAGTAACACCATCCATGATTTCTTCTAATAAAGAAGAAGAGGAGATTAATTCACGATAGACAGTAGGGTGGATAATTTCTACATTAAGATCGATATAAGCTTGTTTGGTCATTCGATCAGGCGAACCCATCGCACCAAATATATCATTTGACCACAAGCCCTCAGGATGTAGTTGATAATTAGCCCCTGTAAACATCTGCGTGGATTTAACAGGATTCAAACTACGATATAGTTCGCCCTGATTGAGATTCAGTAAGCTTAAATTAAAAGGCTTCTGATTTTTCAGGACATTTTTAATTTTATCATCCATGGTAAATCATTTATTCCTTTCTGAAATAAATTATTAAAAATAGAGTAGTCTACTCATTCATTATATATACTATATAGAAGATATGACTACTTTGGCTTATAAATTAGAGTCAACAATAAATATACCCGAATTTATTTTAGATTAAAATAGGAGTACTTTACATGGCGATTAAAAATCGTGTAGGTAAAGCCGTAGCAGAAGATCTCGACTTTAAGTTCGATTTCGATGACTTCGAAGACCAGATTCCCGATCAATGGGATACGGTTTCTGATGAGTATTCCACTGCAGAGAAAAATCGCTCTCCTGTGACAAAAGCCAGAAACAATGTTATTGCTGGCTTGAAAGACAGTATGCTAACGCGTACTGGCATGGAAGAAGTATTACGCGCTGCTTTTCCGTCAGAATACGGAGAGACATACGACAATATTAGTGCGGTACTTTCTGGCGTAAATGAATCTACAGATGTGGTTAAAAAAGAATTTAACCGTATCAAGTCTAGAGGTAAATCTTACCTGAGACAATTAGCTCCAGTAGGTGACATGATTGGTTTAAAATCATTAACCGATAAGTTAAATAACTGGGGTAAAGAAGATTTTGATGGTAGTGATGACTACGGTCAGAATAATGTAGATAAAGAAAAACAACGTGAAGACAGTATTCAGTCTTCTCTTGGTGAGTTGTTCTCTGTTCAGAATAGAATTGCTGAGAAAAGAGCAAAACTAGAAGAAGTGAAACGAGACGCTAAAGACGCTGTAGAAACGGTTCGTTTCCAAGGACAGATTGGTGTATTGTCTTCTATTGACGCATCATTAAGAAATACTGTATCTTTCCAGAATAAGAATACGTATAACTACTATCGTAAATCGATAGAGTTACAATTACGTAAATATCACTTATTGAGCGATATTTATAACACTCAAACCAAAACATCCGAAGCATTAATTCAGACTTTAAATGAAATCAAATTAAACACTGGTCTTCCAGAGTTTGTTAAGATGCGTACTTCAGAAGCTGCTAAGCAAATGATTCGCTCAAAAGCTTTCGAAGGTGTTCATAAGACTATCTTTGGTAATGGTGATTTCATTACTAATTTTACCAATAACTTAATGGGTGCAGCTAAGTCAGCAATTGGTAATGTAAATGACTTCATGGATATGTTAGATCCGATGGTAGAACAAGGTATTAGTGCCATTGTGGATGATGACCCATTAGGTCGTGATGCATTGCATTCTGCTACGGCATCTGTTGCCCCTACATTGTTTGGTTTCTTGGGTAAGAAAATGCTCCAGATGTCAAACAAAACCAAGTTTGGTAAAAAGGTATATAAGAACGCATCACGCTTAAAATCATTTAATGATAATTTAGGTGAAAATGTACTTAAGTATTTTACTGGTGGTAAGGTTAGAGAGTTTGGTCGTAAATTAAATAAGAGTGGTGAAGTTACGGATCCGGTTGTGGATTTTATCCAACAACTGGTTTATCAATCTGTTAATAAGAAATCCACGACTTCTTTAGATATCGAAGGTTACGAGAACTATGGCGACCAATTAGGACGAGAGCAATTGGTTTCGAAAGCTCAGCGTGTGGTCATCCCAGGATATCTTGCTCGAATCTTAAGAGAGTTAACCATTATCCGTACGGGACAAGATGTTCCATTATTAGAATACAACTATCGTTCTAATAAGTTTACTAGTTCGACATCACTGACTAAAGACATTGTTAAATCCGCTGTTGGTAAAGCGAATGTTAATTTAATTAATAGTCTTGGTAACAATGCGTTTTCTACAGCTGGTATGTTTACAATCAATAAACTTACTGGTGAAAAAGAAATGTTAGATGGTTTCACTAAAGAAGACATGCTGGCAGTAGGTAATGTATTAATCTCAGCCGCTTCCGAAAATAAAACCATCGATACAAAATTCTTAACCAATCCAAATTCATTCAAAGATGCCATTGGTGAAGAGAAAGCGAAAATCTTGGCAGCAAGATATCGTAAGGTATCTCGTGAAGATAAAAAATCTTCAGCACTTGATCGTGCTCGTGGTTTGTTTGGTTACGAAACAGATCGTATTGGTTCTTTAGGCAACAATGCCAAATCAACTCTTAAAGGTTTTAGTATTCCCGAAAATACATTACAAGCAATTGTCAATGCAGGATACGGTGGTAAACTCAGAGAGATCGGATTGATTGACGCATCTGGTACCGTTAATGTAGATAAGTTGGTTGAACTCACTCGAAACATTGATAGTTTAGATAGCCTTGATGAATCATTCGGTCTGGATGATGTTGTTGGTGGGTTGAAACAAAATAGATCCAGTAAGAGTAAGATCAAAAATCGTAAAGGTGCTAAACCTAGTCCATCTAATGATCTTGATCCTTATCAAGTAGGTGGCCGTACCATTATTCCTGGCATTACTCCAAATAGACCACAAGACCACGTATCTCAAACACAAGGTCTAGCAAGCTACTTAGCTGATTCTAGCGATACACCTTATTTAGAAATCATTTCACACAAATTATCTTCTTTAAATGAAACTTTATCTGCAGCTTCTGGTTATATTCCACAAACAGGTGGAATTGGTAGCGACATCAGCAGTGGTGTTTCAAAAGCATACGATTGGGTTAAGAAAGTTTCTAAGAAATCCTACGATAAAGTCAGTGAGAAATTCCATGAAAAATGGGATGGTGAACTTGGTGACACTATTAAAGGTAAGGCACGTGAATATCGTATTAAAGCTAAATTAGCCAGAAGAAAACTCGATAAGAAAACCGCATCGACTATTGATAGATTACGATCTAAAGGTTTAGAGGTTCAGGATTTATTCCATAAGAACTTTGACGAACCCATCATGACGGCACGTGGTTTTATCGAAGGTAAATATCGAGATGCTGAAGGTAAAGTCATTAAAAGCATTAACGATATTAAGTCAACCGTATTTGACGAAGAAGGTAATGTCGTCCTGACAATGGAAGACATTAGAGATACTTTCTACGTTGGTGCTAAAGGTAAGTTATCTAGATCTAAGCATTTCCAAAAACTTTTAGCAGAATACGAGAAACAAAAAGGTAAAACAGAAAAACGATTTGGTGACTTTAAAGAAGAGTGGAAGAAACGTCGAGACCAGTTTAAAGAAGACTGGGAAGAAGGTAAGATTCAAGACGATATTAAAGGTAAGGCGAGAGAGACTGGTTCTAAGATTAAAGACTTCTTAGGTAATGCAGTTTCTGACTTAGCCGGTTTTACAAAGAATCTTAACTTACCGAAACCATCTACTTTGCAAGATGTGTATTTCAACTCTATTGCCAGAAATACCGCCACAACAAATGACTTGTTAATGGAGATGTCTCTTAAATTAGAGAACCTGCAATTAATGTCAATTAATCAGTTTGCGACTGGTGAAAATCTACCTCCTGAATTAAGACCACGATTCATGCAACGAGTAAAAAACTTATTTGCTCGTAAACGTTCGTTCCAATTCCCTAATCAGCAAAAACACATTGCACAACGTATTTGGGAATTTGGTGGTTGGGCGGCTTCATCTACAGCAACAATGGGTATGGCTCTGACTAAAGCCATGGGTAACATAACTGGTAAAGGTCTTAAATTTGGTCTGTCTGGAGCGACCTCATTAACTGGTTTAGGTCTAGACATGGGTGGTGATTTACTTAAATCTTTAAAAGGTCAAACCAAAACAACATCTAAGCGAGCAATAGATATTGCTGATAATGCTAAAGGAAAAGTTCTTGATGTTTATCTAAAAGGACATAAAGAACCGATCTTAAAAGCACGTGAGATGAAGAAAGGTAATTACTACGACGAACAAGGTAATCCAATTACTCAGTTTGTTGATATTAAGTCCGATATCTACGATGTTGAAGGTAACGTTGTTTGTAGTTACGATGACTTTAAGAAAGGTTATGTAAAAGACTCCGGTACTTATAAACTGGTTAAGACATTTAACTGGTTTAAAGATCGCACCATTGGTTTATCTACTAAGTTGGGTTCGTGGGGTTATGCTGGTCTTATGCTTCCTGCTAAAATTGCTAAAGCAGGGATATTAGCTACTCACGGTGTTCTTCGTCGTAAATTGAGAATGCAGTTAAAAGACATTTACGTAAAAGGACATCCTGAGACACCTATTCTTTACGCTAAAGATATTCGTGCAGGCAAATACTTCGATAAAGAAACAGGTAAACCTATTGCTGACATCGCTGATGTATCAGGTCCAGTAGTGGATGCAGAAGGCAATGAAGTATTGACTCGTGAAGATCTTCGTTTAGGTCTGGTAGATAGATTTGGTAAAGAGTTTACCGACCACTATCGTAACTTCTCAGGTACGAAACAATGGTTAATTGCTAAAGGTGTTGGTTTAGGCATCGAAGCTGCCAAAGGTTCCATTAAGCTAGGTATTGCTGGTATCCGCATGGGTGTCAGAATGGGTGCGGCGGCTTATCGATCCGCTAAGAGCATCCTTGGATTATCTGCTAAAGGTGCTGCTAAAGGTTTACGTATCATGGGTGGTGCTTATACATCCATCTACGATAAGTTAACAGGCAAGATTAAAGATCCTTCTGATGCTTTATTTGCAGGACTGTCAATCTCTAATGAGACAAACCAATACTTATTCGCAATCCATTCTTTATTGGATCAACGTATTCCAGTACCTAGTTCCGGAGTATTTGGTGATAGAGACGGAGATGGTGACCGAGAAAATGGCATTGCCGACATTAAACAAAGAAATAGACTTGCTAAATTAAGAGAAGCTGAAGAAAAAGCCTTAGCCAAACGAGACAAAAACTTAGCTAACATGATCGGTGATGCGATCAGAGGTAAAAATGGCAAGAAGTCTAAAGAAGAGGAAAAAGAAGAAGATGGTATTTTCGATAATATCATCGAAGGCTTAACTCAAGGTGTTGCTGCTAAACTTTTAGCCGCTTTAGGTTTAGGTAATTTACTAGGTGGCGATCGAGATGGCGGTGTAGATATCGATGCTAGTGATCTTCCAGATGGTGATGAAAAAGGCTCCAAGAAAGGTGATAAAGGATCACGTTCTAAAAAACCAAAATCACGAGCGGCTAAGATGCGTCAAGCCATGAATCAGAAATTTAGACGATCTAAGGCTGGTAGAAGTTTATTTAAAGCCAAAAACGCCATGATGGCCGGTGGGCGTAATGTCATGGCTGCAGGTACTACGGCAATGGCTAATACAGCTGGTGCTGTTAAAGGTTTTGCTTCTCCATACGCGGCTAAAGTCGGATCAACTGCGAGTAAAGTAGGTGGTATGGCAATGACTGGTGGTAAAATGGCATTAAGCGTAGGTGGTAAAGCTTTGTCATTTGCTGGTAAAGCGCTTCCAGTAGTCGGTGGTTTATATGCTGGTTATTCTGGTGTCCAAAACCTTATGGAAGGTAATTACGGCATGGCGGCTTTAGACTTAGGCATGGCAACTGCTGGTACCTTTGGTGTGGGTAGTACACTTTCTGCGATTGGTACTGGATTAAGTGCGGCGGGTGGTTTATTAGCTGCAGCATTACCATGGGCACTTGCTGCTGGCGCTGCGGCATTAGTAGGTTACGGCATGTATAAAGGTTATCGTAAATTATACGACATGTATAAAGGTTCTAAAGTCGGTGATTTAGAAAAAGCTCGTTTGATGCTTTATGGTTTCGACCATGAAAAAGATGATTCTTGGTCTTCTAAAATCCTGAAATTTGAACGTATTATCATGGATGCTGTAGTGACCGGTCCTAATGGAATTACGATTGATAAAACAAAAGTAAATCCAGATGATGCTTACGATATCTTTGGTTTTGATAAAGAAGATGCGGTTCAGTCTCAACGATGGGTGTTCTGGTTTAATAAACGATTCATCCCAGCATTTACTAAATCTGTTAGTGTTTTGAAATCGATTAATCCAAAATACGATATCCAAGATTCTTACTATTTAGAAGGTGAAGAAGCTAGCAAATACTTAAATGGCATTAAACCTAATCCAGGTGAATATTCTGAAATGCACGCCCCATTTAAAGACATGCAAATCTTAGCATGTACTGGTGCAGATGCTATTATTTTAATCGATAAGCTTTTAGAAAAACTTAATAAAGGTGAATCTTTAAATAAATCTGGACTATTAAAGAAAACTGCTACTGCTGTTTGGAAAGCAGCTACTGCTCCGTTTAGATTAGCGGCTTCAGTAGCTGAAGGCACTTACAATGCAGCTAAATGGGTAGGTAAAAAAGTATTTAATGGCTTAGATACCGTAATGAGTAGTAAGTTAATGTCCTATACTCCAATGGGCATGATCTGGAATGGTATCAAATCAGCTTTAGATATTAAGAGTGATATTACGGCTACTAATGGTGATACGGCAGTAGGTGTGGATGGTAAATACGATCCATTCTTATCTGTTAAGTACAAGGCTTATGGTTTATCTAACTTAAACGACACTACTCGAATTTCTATCTTGAATCAGCTGGAAAAAACAGCTGGTGAAAATATTAGTTGGAGTGGTAAATCAGCTTCTTATAGCGGTGATGTTGTTGACCTGATTAAAGAGACTTATACACTGTTCGGTATTAAAGAAGATGACAAGTCCGGTATGGAGATTTTAGGTAAATACTTAAAATATCGTTTCTTACCAGTATTTGTTAACTTAGTTACCGCGATGAATAAGCACCTTAATACAACAGATATTAATGCAGTAGTAAAAGCACGACCAGCAATTAAAATGTTGATCGTGAATGATATCGTAAACGTACCTGTTGAAATTGATGGCGTGAAAACAACGATCTGGTCATTTAGTTTAAGTCCATTTGGTACCGCTCTGAATACTAATCGATCCAGCATTGATGGTGATGTAGACAAGCTTAAGAAAGAAGTAGATTCTAAAGGTCAATCTGATGCTAAAGTAAAAGCAGAAGAAGCAGCTAATGAATCTAAATCATTCGGTGATCGAGTTAAAGAAATGAACAAAACATTGTTCAATTTAACTCCTGTAGGGATGATGAAGAATCTTCTTGATAAGATGTTGCCAGACAGTGTTAAAGATAAGATTTCTGAAGTAGGTAATAACGTTTCTAATTTCGTTAGTGATACTGCCCAAGAAATCTCAACTGGAGTTGGTAATTTTATAGGTAATCTTACTGGCAGTAATGATGAGAAGTTTAGGAAAGTTATGCAGGCGGCCGCCAATGCTGGCGACCCGCATCCAGCAGTAGTAGCAGCTCAGTGGGCTTTAGAGTCTACATGGGGTAAAGATGAATCAGGAAAGTTTAACTACTTTGGTATCAAAGCTAGACCAGGACAACCTGGTACAGTTAGAAGTACGACAGAAGTATTAAACGGTAGGACTGTTCGAATAAACGACAAGTTTGCTGATTATAATTCTTTAGAAGAAGGTATTGCTGCTCGTGTAGCTTTTACTAAGCAAAATAAACGATATACTAAGAGTGGTTATTTTGACGCCAGAACACCTTACGAAGCCTCTCAAGCACTTCTAAGAGGTGGATACGCTACAAATCCGAACTATGCCAATTCTTTAGTGAAGATTATTAAAGACCGTAAGATAGACCCGATGAAACCAGTTGTGATAAAACCTACTGGTACGGCATCTAGTGGTACTCCAGCAGGGGTAAATACTAGGAATGATTGGAATAAATCCCAACAAGCTCTTAATAATAGTACTTCTGCTCCGTCCAAAGAATATCGTGATAAGATGAATTCTTTTGGTCAAGCACGACAATACGTGATGAACAATAAGAGTCTCACGGATGTTCAGCGTAAGCAAGCGCTTCTTAAAATCAATAATGAAGCACATGCTTACATGACCAGTTACGGAGATGGCCAACAAGAACCTTATACAACGGGTTATGATGCAGGTACTAAACCTAATGATGGTAGTAGAGTAAACGCCAAAACTAAACCAGGTATGGTTGCTGCATGGTGTACTAAAAATGGACCGATTGCACACAAAATTCTTGGTAAAAAATATGGCGGTAACTGTGCTGGTACCGTAGGTCTTGGTCTTTATCATGCGGGCTATATTAAAACTTCTCGTGGTAATGGCGATGCGCTATCGTATGGTCAGAAACTTCTTAACTTAGGTTGGAAGGATGTGACTGGAAGTCCATGGCAAGTTGGTGATATTGCGGTATGTTTCCCTAACCCTAGAGCGTCGTGGAAAAATGCACGTATTTACGGTCACGTTTCTGTATATAATGGTAAGGAGTGGTGGGCTGATATACGTTGTCCTGATCCGTGTCCTTATAAAGACAGAAAGATTATCAAATATAACGTAAGGGTTTATCGAGATCCTAATTACATGAATGGTGGTACTGAAGTAGATGCTGCAGGTTCTAGCGGTGGAGGTTTTGCAGGTAGTGTTAATTCTATTCGTAATAGCGGAATGAATAATGCTATCGGACAAACCCGTACATTCCGTAGCAGTACTGTAAATGGTAAAGTAACTAAAGAACAAATTGAGAAAGGCAAAGTACTTGCCAAGCTCGGTTATACAAAAGAGGGTGTTTCTCAAGCATCTAAATTGTATAGTTACACCACGCCAGAAATGGAAGCAGGGACTCGGGGTTATGATACTAGCACTACGGTATCTGATAAGACAGATGGTAAGTCTAAGATCAAAGTAGGCAATGTCTATGTAGATCCTAATACCATCAGTACGGATTCTAACATCACCATTACTAGAGATATCTTAAAAGATGTTTCTAAGTACGGTAATGTATTTAATCCAGGAAATGGTGAACCTAATGATGCATTAGGAAGACTTCAAGCTTCTATTCGAAAACTATTAGGTGTTGGTAATATCGATGCCACTATGGTTAAAACAGCTTTAGCATCTACTGAGCTTAAACGTGAAGAGATGCAAAAAGAAACTCAAGGTACTACTTTGTTAAGTATGGCTTTAGATAAAGCTAAACGAGCAGTGGTAGCAACCACCGATAAGAACAACTTGAAAGAGTCAACTAAAGCATCTGTTGAACAATCTAAGGCAATTAAGAATGATTTGCTCTCAGTTTCTAATGAGATCCTCAAAGAAGCAAAAGAACAAACCAAACTGTTAACTGATATCTTAAGTACAATCAGAAAAGAGAAATCTAAACCTGGTAAAGAAGATAACAGTTTTACCCCTAAAGAAAGGGTAAGTTTTAGAGATTCAATTAATGGTTCGTCGGATTTAAAGAATCCAGCAGGTGTTAGAAAACCTATAGTTAGCATGGCTAAATAAAGTAACGAATACTCCGGACACTAGGGTTTCCTAGTGTCTGGGGATATTTGTTATGATTTGTGAATTCTAACATTTATGTATTTAGCAATTATTGAGGAACTTATCCATGAAAAATGCAACAAATAAATTTACCGATAAGGATTGGGTAAGGGAGTTATTTGTCGTAGGCCAAGACAAGATAGATGGTTTATCTATAGATGAACGTAACTGGTCTAGCAGTGATTATAAATTTAACGATACCGTAATGGGTGGATCTATTGTGATTAATCCGTTACCGCAACCAACTGCTTGGACTGACCCAATTACTAACCCTGTACTGATTAGAAATAATGCTGACGGTATGGGTGCATACTTCTCGGAAACATTTGATGATAACTACCGAGTGGTTACTTTCCGTTTTGGTACAATGGCATTTACTTCTTTCTTAGGATTCTTATTTAACATGTACCATCCTGGTGCAGCAGCATTAGTAAATAAAGGTAGGGTACATGAAGTTATCTTCCAGATTGGTAGGATCATTGGTTTTGGTGTGTCGTTAGTCGCATGGCCTTTATTGGCAATGTCTATGCTTGGACAAGCGGTACATTACCTTACTCGTAAACCTACTTCCAGATATGCTTACTTAAAACCAGGCATGACTCAATACTGGGCAGCAGCTCAAACACTACTTAACCACTTTATGGTTAACTTAAAGTTAGCTGGTAATACTGTACCATGGGATGAAGTATTGGCTAATGAAAAAGGTTTGTCTGAAGAAGAAACATTGAGCCGATATACACCAGATCAATTTGAACGAGAAATCGCAGCTAAAACATTCCCAGACTTATATGGTCAGAATAGTATTCAGAAAAACGCATTGGGTCAACCAGGTGTGTATTTGGATATTATTGCTGTAGCTAACCGTGGTCAACGTTTAGCGATTAGGCGTCGTGAGATTATTGAAAAGACATTGGGTAAAGAGAGATCTGACATCATGCCTATTCTTGAAGAAATGTATCGAGGACCTAAAGGTAAAGCAGGTAAGACATTATCTCAACTATATGCTTTATGGAAAAATGCATCTATCTATAATCCCGACAGTTCTGTTGGTGGCGTGCTTGGTGGTGGTGTAGGTATTGGTCTAGGTCATCAGACTGAACAGGAAGCACAAAACCAAGCATCGATTAATGAACAAGGTAACGTTGAAGCTCCACCGCCTGCGCCACCTCCTCAACAACCTGATGGAGCACCTACTGGAGTATCTAATGATTCTGCAGACTCACCAGGAGGTGAAGAACTTAATTCTCCGAGTTTATGGGAATATTTTAAAACAGAGATGGAAGAAGGTTCTGCATTTATATCTTTCCGTGTAGATGATACAGGCCCTGTTTCTGAGTCATTCAGTAACAGCTATCGTGCTTCTGAATTGGCAGAAAAGATCAACTCTACTGCAGCTTCTGCTCGTTCTACTTACTTTAACTTAGCAGGTGGTAATTTAGGCGACAATGCTGTAATGAACGTAATGGAATCCATCGTAGGTGGATTGAAATCTCTTGCCGAGGGTGTGGTAACAGGTATTGGTTTGGAAGGTCTTCTGATTGCTGGTGGTGGCGGTATGGTAACCATGCCTAAGTATTGGGAATCTTCAGAAGTAACATTGCCAAAAGCTTCTTATTCATTCACGCTTACATCTAGGTATGCTAATAGACGTGCAGCTCTTCAAGATATTTACATGCCGCTAGCTTGTTTCTTAGCGGGTGCAATGTCTCAGTCAGTTGGTAAACACGCATACTCAGCACCATTCTATTGTGAATTCTACGACCGTGGTCGTATGCAGTCTCGATTTGCTGCGATTGACTCTGTAACCATTACTCGTGGTGATGGTACAGTAGGTTTCACTCCAGAAGGTTTATTGATGTCATGTACCGTAAGTTTTACATTAGCTGCCATGGAAGAACATGTCTCTATGCCTTTGTCCGAGAAGTTTAGTTTTACAGAGAACATTCTGACAATGTTAGGTTCTGTATTGTTGACCACTGAAGAAACTTCTGAACTCGGTACGATCGCAACACAATTGTCACGTGGTTTGTTCGATGATGATAACCAATTAATGGACTGGCTAGCTGTATTGACTGGCGTATCTTTGAATGAACAGTATTATATTGGTGCGAAACTTCGTAGACGCATTCAACAGAAACGACTGGATGTAGCGTCGGCATTCTCTACTCCCGCTATGGGTTCTTACTTGTCAGAAACAGTAGTAGGTTCTATGTTGTCTGCATTAGTATTCCCATATCGTGCTGGACGATAATATATCTTGTACTCCTACTCCTTTTTACGGGAGTAGGAGTATTTGATATTTATTTTGCTAAAATATTTGCTTTAAAATCAGAAGGAGATACTAATTGATCCGTTCTCTGAACACCATTAATAATGAATTCAGAATGATCTCGTGTAAATTCAACACTGAAGTCAGTTTTGGTTTTTGTAAATACATTACTTAACAACATAAGTACTTCATTTGTTTTATTACTATAATCGTATCGGATCAAGCTTTTCCTTGAAGCTACTTTATTAGTAACGTCTTCAGGATTTAAGTAATAGCGAGTCGATAAAACTGTTTTAATTAAGGTTTTAAAATCGTTAGAAGCATTTAAGAATAATTTTAAGTTAAATATCTTACGCATACCAGGACGATCAATCCATAATACTTCGCCTCCTCGGAAAGCATAAATTACTTTCATCAATTCGTCGAAGATAATATTTCTATCTTTTTCCTTATTGAAGACTGCGTTAAAACTAAATTCAGAAATCATCTTCTCGACTACTTTACCAGAAATCTGTTCCATCCTTTGTGGATCAGATAACTCAATAGCATGGAACATGGTATTATAGTCACCATTATTAGATAAGTCATGAATGATCTCACTGGTAACATCCGTAGCGATATCCCAACCATGTTTTTCAGATTTAACAAGCTTCTTGAACTCTGCACCGATTTCTAAACCTAAGCTAGAGAACTCTTTCATTACTTCAGTGGCAGCTTCTTTTACAGCCATCACATCTTGTACATTGATTAGTTCGTACCCAGTAATGTGGCGTGTTAAGTCATTCAAACCATTCAGGACAGATAAATCACCATTCTTGATTTTCTTAACATCTTCACCAACTTTAATTGCTAACTTAGCACCTTCAATAATACTATCGACTTTCTTAACGTCAATACCAGCGTTAGCCAAAGCCGCTTTAGCACCAGGAGCTAAGCCACCAATAGCATCTAAGAATTTTCTTTCTTTAATGTTATTTTTAATTTCGTTAGCTTGTTTTAGATATCCTGAAACTTGTTTCAGCATATCCTTACCACCCCTAAGCTTTTCACTTAATTTATTTAAATCTAAGTTAAGCGTATTAGCAAACTTATAGAGACTGTTTAAAGTACCCTGATTAAAATCTACCGAATAAGCATCTTTAGTTGCTAAACTATTATCTTGGGAAGAGTTATATACCGTGGTGTTTTTATTCTTTTTATCATTAGCCGCACCTTTACTAGTAGAGGCGTCATTTTTACCTTTACTGGCTTTTTTAGGAGGTGTTGGTTTTCTTTTTACCTTTTTACTATTTGTAGCCATTTATTCAAACCTTTAATCAAAAAAAAAAGAAGTATTCTAAATCATACGTCTAGACTACTACTCTCTAGAGGTCTATCCTCTAGAGAGCGTAATCTTTATTTAGTTGTTGATGTCAACCAGTTTAGGTTTGATATTATTCAGGATACGTGTCATTTGCTTATCACGCATCTTGAAGTTATTATCGGAATCGAAGTAATAAGCAACATAAGGAAGCTTATTGCTCATTACCATTTCCAATAGATCTGGTTTAGACATAATCGAATAGATCAAGAAAGATTCCATTACTTCATCTGTAACGAATTTGGTTTGGAATTCATTCTTACCTGATTCAATTTGTTCATTCACGTATTCGCGTAAACGAGCACCATACAGTGACCGTACATTGTCGTCTTTATGTTTAAGCTTGAACCAGTTGATCGCTGAAGCTACAGAAATAAAACTACCATATCGAGGATGATAGAATACGCGAGTGTGGTCAATAAATAATCGCTCACCAAGAATGGTAGCAGTATCGTTTAAGTTGATACGGATGTGGTCGATACCGTCTTTACTTGGATCCACATTACTGAGATCCAGAGAAGTTTCTACGGACAGATCCAATTCATGTTCAGTCATCGTCATTTCCTTTCCGAACTTGCTTTCCTAAAGAGTAAAGTTCGTGGTTAATCTCTACACTATTTTCGTGCAGTTTTTGTTGTTCGATCAAGTTTTCATCACGGACAAGTCGTTCGTACTGAGTTAAACCAACACCACCAACATGGGCAGTATAAGATTTAATCGTTCCTGATTTTCTCTGCAAAGTGACAGTGATATCTACCCATGGTAAATCAAGGATGTGGAATAATTCACCTAGATATTTAATACTGATCGTTTCACGAGATAACTCTTTAAGGAGTCTAGCCTTTTCGGCTGTAATTTTATTTTGATCAAGAGTATTACCGGAATAGACTCGTAATGCTTCCTCAATGATCTCAGTCATTTGAGAATAGATCAACGATTCGTCTTCCATTTGTGGACAACCGTCTACGCCTTTACCATCGTAATTATCTTTAATGATTTTACGAAGTAATAGGGATAACACACCTCCCCAGGTATTAGACACATCTTGAACAGAACCATTCTCAGTATCGGTAATACGTCTGAAACCTTGTAAGGTAATTTCCTTGTTAGTAGTCATTTTTCATAGCCTCTTTTTTATCAGTGTCTCGGATGTAATCGAAGATCTTCTCGATGATTATTAAGTTGTAGATACAGATTAAGAATACATCTTTGTAACTACTGATATACACTTCGAATTCCGGTATTTTCACAAGCCTTGCCAGTAAGTCATGAATTGACTTTAAATATTCGTGAAAGTCAAGATAGTCAGACGGGCCAGTATTGCGATTGAAGAAGTAGGATCTTGGATTTGTATAAGAACGAGTAATACGACAGATAACAATATCCTTGTAATATTCGTATCTTTTAGTGGCTAGGTATTTATTTAGCTCGCAAAGCGATCTGATGTCCAGATAACCATTGTCGCTAGTAATAATACCATAGCATTCTATTTTCAAATCCGTACCTAATTCATACGGGATCTTTTTAAAGTCGCTATCCATTATTTTTTCTACTCTATTACGAGTATCCTCGAGATAGAGCATGAAGTCATGAATAGCGGCTATTTTATCCGAAGTGCTAGGCAGTTTACTTAAGTCTTTAAAACGAGCCATTGTCTCGTTATTCTTAAGTGTTCTTTCAGCTACTTTCTTATCGTAAGATCTTTCTTTAAAATGGAAAAATCTCACTAATTTATTTAGCATGATATAGTCCTTTACTACAGTTAGATTAGAAGAAGATGTCTAGGTCGCCTCTGCTATTGATACTTCCTAAACATATAATAATATTTACCAAAAAAAGTATACCATGAAAACGATTGCTCCGCGCCCCTCCCGACAGGAACACGGAGCTTTTCGTTTAAAGCCGGAACATTTTCTTATGTGTTCCGACCACTTTCGTGATATACTTTTGTTCCTTCTCATTGCGATGTGAGAAGTACTTTTCGATTTCCGAAGCTTTCTTGGAAATGCGCCCAATACTCCAGATATCTCGCTTTGTGGAACTGGTAATATATTCCTCATTACGAAGAATATTTTTGTAGACCACAAAGTCTTCCGGAGAAGAGACTTCGAAGCAGACAGAAGCATAGCCATCAATACGAACGCATCCTGCCACATCCGCATTGCCATGCACGACAGCATGGTCGGTTACGATACTCGATCCATGAATGCGAGCAGTACCCAGTACATCGGCGTTACCCGATACTTTGGCAAACTCGTATACGTGGGTGTTCTTGCCCACTTTGACACACCCAAACACTTCAGCACGGTCGAACACCTGAGCAGTTCCCAAGATATATACATCGCCATACACCTTGGCTCGACCGTAGACCTGGCCATGGGCGGTAACTTTAGCGTTACCAAATACATGGGCTTTATCACCAATGTACTTGCCACGCATTACCGCATTACCATAGACTTTGGCATCATCAGCAACAGTACCTGACAATACTACGGCATTGTCAAACACTTTCGCTGTACCGCCTACCCATCCGGTGCCATCTTGAGGCAGGTTAGCCTCTGACTCAATGTACCCACCGATATCACCCGCATCAGTCAACAAATTAATGTTGACTAAAGCACGGATTTGATGCAGGGTTTTGCCATGATATTGGATTGTTTCACCAGTAAATTCGTAACGTTTAGTTTTAGACATTTTAAACCTCCTATACAAAGTTGTTGAAAAATTAGATTAGAATTTATATTTAAAAATCCTATTACACGTTAATAATATAGATCTGAATTTTATTTAAATGATAAGCATTATGAATATTGATTTTTAATTTTAAAGGAGTATAAAATGAATGCTGATGAAATGATGCCTGATACTAATCTAGATAAACCTAGAGAAGTTGTTAGTCCTCAATTCAGTAATTTTGAAATTCGAGGCGAGACATCTAAACATGATAAACAAGGTATCTTGGATGAGAATATTAAATTGCGTCAATCATTGGTTCGTTTAATGACGACTGATCTAAGAGCAATTGCTAACGATCCAGATGCTGCTGCTTTAGTATTAAAAGCAATGGAATCCACTGATAAAGTAATTATTGCTCAAGCTCGTATTCAAACTGGTGAAGAAGCCAATACTTCTAATGCTGCATTGGCTGCAGCTATTGTAGCTGAAGCATTATCACGTAACGAACGTACTCGTTCTGAAAGAATGAAAGAAGACAGTATTCCTCATCAACCAGATTACCAACCAGCAGGACGTACTTTTGAATTGCCTAATGCAAGTAGAGAAATTCGAGATGATGAGTTAGTAACTGGTACCGTAATTATTTCTCAAGATGAAATAATGTCTACTTTAAAAGCAAAAATACAACCAGAAGAAGAGAAGAAAGAAGAATAAAGAAATACTCCTCTACCCAATAAAGGTAGAGGAGTATATTCTTATTATTTAGAAAATGCTTCTGCTTCAGCAATAGCACTATTCAAAGCAGTACACAATACTTCAGCACTATAAACTGTTACAGAGAAAGCTTCTACAATTTCAGCTACTCGTGTAACCGCATTACCAATTTTAGCGATCAATGGTTTAGAATAACCTTCAGATGATTTGCTATGTAGGTCTTGAATATATTGTACAGTGGAATCAATCTCCATTTGCAATTTCTTACGATCGATCGTATTGATCAAATCATTAGAATTTTCAGCTGTTTTAACGACTGCCCAAATGTCGATACCTGAATTAAATACGTCGCCGTATTTAGCTTTAGCATTAAAGTCATCTGGCTTACGCATAGCAGACAGCTGTTTTAATTCTTTAGCAATAACATCGGCCTGACGAATATAGCTAAGATCAGAAAACAATGTAGAGTCTGTCAGACCTTTATCGTTAGAAATAACACGACCGATATCGATACGCAGTTGTACAACTTGACTGATCACATCTTTCAATACTTTAGTAACATTAAACATTTGTTTGGTATAGGTATCGTAATCAACACACATACCAGGTGGAATAGAAACATCATTATCCATCATGGATGCATAGCCACGACTCATCTTAGTTTTATCTAAACGATTAAGACGACCAATATCTAAATGAAGAGTTTTCTTATCATCACTGAAAACAGACTGACTAGCCAGACGAAGTGTATTAAAAGCACGATCGAAGAAATCACTAACGACATCCATGATACCTTCGCTAGAAACTTCTAAAGTTTTCAACTGTTCGATATTCTCACGAAGTTGTTCGGTAGAAACGGACAATGGTACATCCCATTTAGATTGAAATGAGAATTTATTTTGAATAGACATAAATTTATATTTCCTTTTATGAATTCTAATAGACTAAATCTTTTATTAACAGATATAGTTTGAACAAATATCAACTTAAACCCAATTTATACCCGAGGTAATATTAAAAATGATTACTGGATTCTACCAAATGCCTGCGAAGCAATCGCCTTACTTGCGTACAAATATCAACGTAGGTTGTCTAATGGATATCCCTACAGGATCACCTGTTAAAGCAGTACATGGACGTTATATTACAAATGGTGGACATAATGGCTCGGTTATCTTTGTTGGTCCTGGTAACTCATATAAATCCGCTCTGGCAGATCACGTTAATGAAGTAGCAGCATTTCGCATCCACCGATACGCATCAGGACAGAAATACGATACCGAGAACAACGCATATATTCCTGGTCTAGAAGTTCGTTTAAAACGAATCGTAGGATCATTAAGAGAAGCAGACTGGTTCCAAACTGGCCGTTGGATTGTTACAGAGTCGTCTATTTATAAAGGTGACGAATGGTTCAAGATGGCTAAAGAATGGATGTACGGTAAAAAGAAACAAGGTGCATCTATTAAAATCGAGATCCCTGCACTGGATCGGGATGGTAAACAGATGAAAATCATGTTACCTACATTCGTTACATTAGACTCTTTTTCAAAATTCGAAGTAGAAGCAGTACAAGAACTTCGTGATAAAACAGATCTTGGTGATTCTAAACAAAACATGATTGCCATGAACTCAGGTAAGTTCAAGAAAAACATGATCGATGAATTACCTGACTTATTGGTAGGCACCAATACCTATTTGACTGGTACAGTTCACTACGGTGAATTGAAACAAATGGATCCATACGCACCTGTACACAAACCATTACAGCATGTAGATAATGGCCGTAAGATGAAAGGTGTTCCTGAAAACATCACTTTCTTATCGACTTGTATGTGGGGTATTAAAGCAGTAGCTAAACTCGCTAACAAAGCTGATAAGAACATCATGGAATATCCATTGAAGAATGCCGCCAACGACAATAACGTTGATGACTTAAACGTAGTATCAATTCAACAATGGCGTTGTAAAACAGGACCATCTGGTTATACCTTGAATATCGTCGTTTCTCAAAAATACGGTGTGTTAGAAGAGTTAACCAATTTCCATTTCTTACGTACTCATGGTAATTATGGTTTGCATGGTGAGATTACGCAAACAGGTAATTTTAAAGACGTGTCTTGTATTCTTTATCCTGAACAAAAACTAACTCGTACTACCGTTCGTACTTTGATGGATGAAGATCGTCGATTGGCTCGTGCTATTCAGATTTGTGCTGATATGTTGCAAATGTCAGTACATTGGTCTACCCATCTTCGTAGTATTGATAATCGCCTATTGGAATTAACCCCAGCTACTTTGTTTGAAAAAGTAAAAATGGAAGGTTATGATTGGAATATGATTCTGGACACTCGGTACTATTGGAGTGCTGACGATGAAGATCACGATCAATTAGAATTATCTACCATCGATATTATGCGTATGGCTTTAGGTACTTATCACCCATTCTGGTTAGAAGCCGATAAGAAAACCATTAAAAAGAAATATGCTAAATCTTCTAAAGCAGAAGAGATGTTGATGGCTGGTGAAGTTGTAACCTCTAAAAAATAGTTTTTCATGGGTAGGAGATTATTCTAGATCCTAGTCTCCTTACTCTTTTTCTAACCTTAATATTAAGGACCATTATTAAAATGACTCAAGAACAAGAATTGGTGAAAGATTTATCTGTAGAAGAAACTACCGAAGTTGTAGAAGCAGAAGGTAATACTACAGGTATTTCAGATAAGTCTTTCGAAGCATTGATTACCGACCCTAATTTTATTCTGCGTGATTTCCGTGGTTTGTGTGATAAACACAATATCGATTTCGTAGACTTAATGAAAGACATGGGTTTTGATGCAAGAACACTTCGTGCATTGCTGGTGAATAAACCAATTACAGAACAAATCTATACATTGTCTCGTGAATTGTCTATCATCATTTACAAAATGGGTATGGATAGCGATCCAGTTGTAGATACATTGGATGTTCGTACTACCTTGGGTAACACTGGTGACTCTGCTGAGTTCTTAGAACTCTTGGATACTTTTGTATTCCCTTACATGGCTGAGTATGTGAAGAATGGCGAACTGAATCCTGATTGGATCGTACCTAAAGATCCAGCTGCTGAAATTCAAGAAGCTGTAGCACATCAAATCAACGTGAACAATGAAATGAACAAAGCAGTAGATGATGCTCAAGTTTATATTGATGAATTGTCAGATCTTGAAGATCGTATCGAATTGACTCAAGGTGAAGAATCCGTAGCTGCTGTTTCTGAAGAACAATTAGAAAAAGTTATTCAGAAAGTTCAAGATGATGGTGATATCGTAGTAGAAGAAGATGATGGTAATGATGAAGATCAATCTTCTACTGGCGACGATCATTGCTGTGATCCAGCTTAACAAATAACATATAGTAATTATACTCCTCTACCTTTACGGGTAGAGGAGTATAATTTATTGTGTTTCAAAATTTATATTGTTTTTACGTAATAAAGTTTCAAGATCAAAAATACGATTACTTAATTCAATCGTTTTTCTTTCTACCAATCCTAATTTATCACTCAATACTTTTTTAGCACGATTGGCTTCATCAAGTTGATCTAATGTGGCACGATGATCTTTTGTTCGTTGTTTCCTAACTTTTTCTAAACGAACGTGAGATGCATTATCCACAATCATGATTTCTGATAATGCCATGGTTTCAGCTTGTACATTGACACCTAGCATAGAGTCAGCCAGTTCTTCAACCTTTTGGATATATGCTTCTACATTAGTGTTTAAAGGTAATGCGCCTAACCTCAGACCAATACCAATAGAACAATAATTAACACCCGTACCAATAGGATAGGATATTAGATAATGTAATGGAAAAGAATATATCTGACCACTATCGGTTCTTAAGAAGATAATTCGACCACCTTCGTCAGAATGTTTCTTATAATCTTCTTTAGAGATATTGTATTTCTGATAGTAAGTCTGGTAAGGATCAATACCCATGGAGAACAGCTGACCATAGTTGGTGATTGCTGTACATTCTAAAGTTGTGTTAACAGGTAAGTAGGACTGATAAGGAGTCTTTAGTTCCCACAAACCACGTGAACCAACTGTTGGGTTATTTAGAGCCATTTAATAATTTCCTTACTTTAAGAAGTTGTGTTTAGCAGCAATCAGGTAATGAACATCTTTATATTTCATTACTAAGAATAGTTTGTTATTCCGAGTAGTGCGAGTAAAGATCTTCTCACCATTAATCATTTCACCACCAGCAAGTGTAATTCGTTCTCGAGGTAATGAAGATGTAGGGGTCATGGTTTCGGCAACCGCAAGCATGTCTTGAATTTTCAAAGAGAATGCTTGAGTGTTTGCAGACTGATAACCAAAGTCAGTAGAAGTAGATGGAACGTCGATAAAGTCAGGGAAAATTTCTTGAAGCTTAAATTTATTTTCCTTGTTTTCTGGAGAACCACAAACCAATGCTGCTACTGCACGGTAATAAAGAGATACTGCCTGAACATTTGCATTAATATGTGTTTCTGACATATCAGCCATAAATGGCTTACAATATTTCTCTACAGCTGTTGACAGTGTAACGAAAGGAGAGTACAATGATGCTTGTTCACGTACTTTGTTTTCATTAGACAAGTTATCCCATTGTGGAACAATAATGAATTCATTACGTTTAAAGATATCAGGGAATACTTTTTTCCATTCGTCACGAGAGTGTTTGGATTTCTTCAGAATCTCTGATTGAATTTTATCTTTAACAGCATCGATGGTATCACCAGCATCACCCCAGATCAAGATATACCAGTTAGTATCTAATTCTGGTGTAAATTTAACTGGATTATACCATTTAAAGATATCCAGTCGGAAGATAGTAACAGGTGAGTTTGCTTTCTTAGAGTTAGCAATTCTGGTTAATACATCAACAGGACGTTTAGCCAGTTCTTTTTCTACCTCTACTCGAGAAGAGAAAAATACATCGACATTCTCTACTGGAAAGATAACATCAATTTCGTATTCGTCGTATTCTGAACGGAATGATTGGTCAGAGAACCAAATCCAGAATTCATTATCGTCGAGATCTTTGAAACGAACCCATTGCACACAATAATAGCTAGAGTCGGTAACGACATCACCTAGTTCAAATTTTTGAGCACGTGCAGAGAAGGTATCTAGAAGATTACGTTTCAGTTCATCCACGTAGATCTCACGAGCACCTCTTAGAGTATAATCGTAGATATGTTTACTAATATCTAATGCCAAATCTCGGTCAGTAGATTTAATTTCAATATCACGATCATTCTCCATACTACTAAGTACATTTAATACGATATTTTTGTCCGTATTGTGTGAATATAGTTGTACATCTTTTTCGTATGTCCGACTTTCAGTAGACATTTCGCCAAATGTATGGACAACTAGCTTTTCATTCGATGTAAAAAACGAATGAGTGGCAAACGCCTTGAGTGATCTTGCCATTTATAGCACCTTTAAAATTATATAAATATAAAATGGGGTAAACCAAGATGTTTAGAACAATAATTGATTTTTTGTGGGAATGGATTGTTGGCAAAGAAGTAAAACCAGGCCAAGCTATCCGTCATCATAAAACTCGACTATTATTCTTCGTTGTATTGGTGCTTTCTTTGGGTTATAACATTAAGATTACCGATCGCTTCAATTTGTACTACGAAGCTTTCGAGGAATTGAAAACTCGTTATAGCCTTCAAAAAGGGAAAATTAAAACATTAGAAGAGGGAAACCAAAAGTTGATCAATTCTATTAATTCGATCACCCATGGTAAACCTCCTGAATGCACACATGAAACTGATAAGAATAAGGACGAGATCAAACCACCTAAAATAGAATTTGAAAAAGATCCTAAATTCTAATTTATTCAATTTTCTTTTCGCTAGGGGAATCTATGATTAGATTCCCTTAGTTTAAAGAAAGACAATTAGAATGAATTATACTGGATTAGTCATTTACTGCGACGGTGGCACATTTAGAAAGAATCCTGGTTCGTATGGACGAGGACTACACTGGTATACATACAATACCAATCCGATTGAACGCAAATTCCCTATTGGGAATCTCAAACCAACAACAAAAGGATATGCAACAAAAGATATCCATGCGGAAACGTTTCCTCCTAATGTGGAAAGTAAAGAGTCTTTTATTGAGATGGTTAAATCAGATAAAACTTATCTGGTTAATGTCACATCAATTAAAGAACACGCACAAGGATATCCTGATATCCAATCTAACAATGCAGCCGAACTACAAGCAATGGTTAGAGCATTTGAAATCATTATTGAAACAAAAGCAGATATTGCTTTAATCTATAGTGATTCTCAATATGTGTTAAAAGCAATTGCTAATTTAGATAAACTAAATAAGTTCGATTACTGTAACCCAAACACAGGCACTCCTCTCTCAAATAACCAAATTCTCAAAGAACTCCATCGTTTACAAACCATGATTAATACTCAAGGTTTAAAATACATGGCAAAATGGATTAAAGGGCATGGCGATGCTAAGAACGACGATCGTACTCAATCATCCATTCCGAATTTATTTGCTGATGAAATGGCATCTATTGCTGCTTCATTGTCAAATAACTTATTCTATTTAAGCGAAGATAATGCTCGCCATGAACGAGAAATCACATTCGAAGATTTGGCTGAAGAAAGAAAACCAAAAAAGATCCATCCTTTCTTGAATAATAAAAGAATGTATCTTGGATTCACTCCTCGCAAAAATAAAGATGTATTCTTTATTGGTAATCCTGGTGAAATCACTCAGGATAAAAAGTTAGAAAGGCAAATCGTTATTGATAGTAAAACCAAAGAAGAGGTTGTTATCAAACGAAAGGTAATGATACCAATCGACATTTACACCGGCAAGATGATTGCCGACGCGCAGGTAGGTGTTGTGGTAGTCGAGGGTGGGGACCCTATAATTAACCTAATCGAAGAAGTACAAGAGAAATGGATTGTTCAACATTATGCTCATCCTGAAATGATGTATTGTCTTTACATGAATACAATTTCAGACACAAAGACATATGCAAATTTATTGAAACATAAAGAACGATGGATTTCTCGTAGCTTTGGAACACCCAATCTAGAAACTGTAGATGGGAAAATGCTAACATATATCAATGATCCTGTATATCTTGCACTTCGTAATTTTAGTAATTTCGAATCACTCTATATGCAATTAGTTAACTATCGTAGTAAACACATTGCTATTAGAGAACAAGACATTACAGAACTTCTATATGATACGTTTGAGTGTTCTGTAAGTAAAGACTTCAGAGGAGATCAGAAAGAGAAAGTTATACTCGGAAAAAGTTTAAAGAAAGAATTTGGCACGGATTTTAAATCTTTGGCATTAGAAGCATTATTTGGTGATGAAAATCCAGTAACAAGAAAGATCATCTTGACTACTGGGGTTGACTTACTAAATAGAAACCAATTAAAAAGTATCGAAGGTGAATTTCCATCTGTCAAATTACTGTCGTGGCACCATTCCGGTAATCTTTACTCCTTCGCAGTTTTTATAGAAACACACAAGAAAACAGAAAACGGTTTACAAACTAAAGATTATGGAATTTGGAGAGGTGTTTATTCATCCCAGATTCTGATCGGATAATTTTATTTTAATGTTTTTCTATAAAAAGGTTATGGATTATGAAAACTCTGTTTGCTTTTCTAACCTATCTTTTACCAGATAGAATGATAAGGACTCTGTTTTTATCGTCTCTTTACCGTCAGTTATTCAATGTGAATGCCCTAGATAACAATGTATATCATCGCGTTAACAAAATACTTAATGTGTGTGAACGTGATCATGCAGTTGGTCTAGGAATGGAACTTAGTCAATCCTTT